TCTCAATATCTGTAGCAATGAAGATGAGGTAGATTACAATGAGCTGAACGGGGTAACGTTCAGTACAGAAAAGATTGGTGTTACTGATTGTAACACAGAAAACGTTCCTTACGTGAATGCTGCATCATTATGGCACGACCTAAAGGAAGAGAAGCCACCATTAAAAAAGTTGGTAATGTTCCGATATAGTGGTAGAGGCGTAAATCCTACGTCTCTTCACCACGGAGCGATGAGTGATGATGGATGGATAGTCACTAGAGGAGACGGAACACAGCGTATTGAAGTTCTGTATGAGTGCTACGATAAGATTGAGTGGCTTGACTTTGATGAACTATAATAATGATAGTATATGAAAGCAAAGGATTTTTTGAATGCCATGCAAGTCATGGATGAGTTTACGGGATTAGTATCTTGTGTTTATCCCGATAAGTATAAGATAGTTTGTATGAAGCATGGGATAGATGAACGTGATGCTATGGATATGTACTCCTACTTACAGAAAATGAAGAGTGGTGAGTATTGGCGAGTCAGTAATAAGCCAAAAGATTATATGGAACGTGTATTGGCTATGGCAAATGAGGCATATAGCCTTTATACGAACAATAGTTTAATTTTAGATATGGCGAATTTTGGCGATAATTTAACTAGAATCCTTGTAATCTTCGAGAAGGAATGTAAAAGAATCCAACAGGAGTTTGACCTCAAAGAACAAGGGACGTATGTTGCTATTGCTGAACTTATTAGTAGTGGTTATTCTGTTGTGTCTGTTATTCGTCAATCAGATAGCATTGATAGTAAAAACTATGTAGGCAAAAAAATAGATAAAAATCAGTCTCGTATTCCTATCTATGATGGCGATGTGATGCTCTGTTTCGTTAAAAAGCCTGAGTTTTGGAGCACAGATTGTTATGATTGCGGTCTTTATATCTGCGAGGAAGGTTCATATCATAAATTACTCTATACTCCAAATAAGGGATATGTAAGACATGGAGAACCAGATACGGATGAAGATTTTGAGCTTAATATAGAAGAGAATGCCTTCACCGATTACATTATGACTTTGGGGCAGTCTTTTTATAAGCTAGGCAATATTCATGCAGGAATTGGTTTCTTGGTAGAAAAACATAATAATGACAAATAAAGATTTTTTTAATGCGTATCGTGGAAAGCCTGTTCTTTATAAGGGAAAGGATATTGGCGCATACGTGGCTGGGTATATTGAAGATAAGTATATCATCTTAGGATTTGATGATTATACAGGCTGCATTCTGTACTTCACATCTAAAGTGAAAAATCTTTGTGACATATATCACTCATACCGATTCGCAAAGTTGAAGTATTTGGAAGTGATAAAACATCAGTAATATGGAAAAAGAAGAAAAATGTTGTGGTAACTGCCTTTGGATGGGATGCGAAGACATTTTAGGCAATGGATGGTGCTACAAAAAAGATTGCGAAACATCTTGTGATAAGGTTTGCAAGAAACATGAATTTTAAACTTTAAATATAAATGGAAAAGATTTTTAGACATTTCAAAGGAGGTTATTACAGATTTATTACTGAGGTCACTAATAGTGAAACTCAGGAGAAAGAAGTTGTTTATCAGGCTCTCTATGGGGAGCACAAGGTTTGGAATCGCCCTGCTGATATGTTCTACGGAAAGGTGAACGTTGATGGCGTGGAGATTGATAGATTCACCGAGGTTGTTGGTGTACCTGTCTTATTCAAAAAGACTAGCGAGAACGCTATCATGCCATCCAAGGCGCATGACGATGATTTCTGCTATGACTGCTATGCGGTTTCAGAAGAAGAGATTGCGCCTAATGTATGGAAGTATGGTCTTGGATTTGCTTTGCAGATTGAAAACCGCAACAAACCTGCTGACATTTCTAGGTGCTTCACGTTTCGTTGTCGCTCTTCTATATGGAAGACTGGCATGATTCTCAGTAATTGTGAAGGCACTGTCGATGACCCATATACTGGCGAGATTTCTGCCGTATTCTATCACGTCTTTCCAAATATGCCGCGATACAAGGTTGGTGATAAAATCGTGCAATTCCACCTAGAAGCAAGTGACAACATCATGTTTGTAGAGACGGACAAATTAAACGAAACAGAGCGTGGTGATAACGGCTACGGCTCTTCTGATAAGAATGGTATGGTACTCTAAAATAAAAGGTCTTACAGAGAAAGTAATTGAGCTATATCCAACGATGTCTTCAAGGGAAATAGCAGATATTACAGGATTTGCCAAGACTACTATAATTCGGTGTGCTGCAAAGAATCATCTTAGGCACACCGAAGAAACACAGAAAAGAATAGATGAATATGTAAGACAGCGGAGGTCTTCTGGTAGAAAATCATACGACTATTCTAAACTGAGTAAGAAGATTACTCATACAAGAAAGATGGAATCGTGGCGTGTAAGAAGCGGTCTAGAACAAAATACAAAGTATAAAGTTCGTATCACTCCAAAGCGCATACAAAATGCAATGTATCATCTTAGACAAAAGTATGGTTATTTCTATGAAACTGTTGACAAAACTGAATTATATTACGATTCGCAAACAAGACGTGTGAAAAACGAGAATTACTATACAGAAAAGTATGGAATCTCTTTTATTCTGGCTGACGAATAACTTCTGTGCATTATCTATATGTTTAGGGGTGGCTACACATCGCGTGCGGTCACCCCCTTTTTGTTTATAAATCAATAACCAAATAAAAACATAAGAAAAAACTAAGAACGTTTATGTAGTTTTAACTTCCAGTATATCCAACCCAAAAATGCGAGAATGCCTATAAAAAGACAAACTGATGCTATCTTACCTATATTCAAGAAAACTCTGTCAGTCTTTGATAGTTGCTTGCCAACCTCAACTTTATATGGAATCGAATCTCGCACAATCAAGGTATCTGATTTGTTTCTTACAATATATCTGTCTTTATATTGAAGATGGTACTTGTCCTTGAAGACTGTATCACCTCTAATATAAACAGATACACTATCATGCACATAGACGGAATCAGTCTTCAACAAAGAATCCGTCTTTACTACGACCCTATCTCTGTATTCTGTAATAGGAACGTACTTTGTAGTAGTACATCTACAGAACATTGATAGAATCAGCATTGCTACTGCAATAGCAATTACAACTCTTGTTATCTTATCAATCAGTTTCATAAGCTTACTGAATTACAATCGTTACTTTTTCCTTTTTATCCCAAGCTGTCTTCATGGTCTGAATGAGCTTGTTTGTCCAAAATCGAGAATCGCTAACCCATCCTTTCTTATCGTTTTTACCGATAAGAATACACCCCTCAGTATCTTTTGCAGAGTTACCGCTATGTATGCGTATTCCTTCAAATCCTTTGACATTCAGAAGTAATGGCAGCATTTTCTTGAATCTGTTAGAATAGGTATATACACATTCATAGCTGCCGCTTGGAATTGCAGTCTGCCCATATACCTTTTTCTTCTTGATTTCGTCCAAATCCATACTTTGGTTCAATCCTCTGTCTGTATCTTCAAGAGTATTGCATCCGAACAATTTGCCATTCACGTACAGACGGCTAATAGTATAGCCATCCTTTTTCCAAGCTCTATCAATTAGTACTTCCATTTTTGTTTTCCTCCTCTTTTTTATCAAACTCATTGTTGAGTCTGTCAATAATCGGTTTCCAATAGCTAGGCAATGCCTTCGCAAACTCAAACCTCAGAACATAATAAATAACTCTGAATGCAACATTCTTAGGGTATGCCTTAATGAGATTTTTAAACGAATTGCATATATACACATAGCAGAATATATACGTAAGCATCTTAATCACAAATAATGCTTCTGTATTGTCGTTGCAACTTACCATGATTCCATACATGACATACACAATAACAATATACAAGAGCATTTCTAAAAGTGCGTTCTTGAACTTCGATGCAGAAAAGTTCTTGCATCGTACAACACTCACGCCGTCAGCTCGCATACCGCAGAAAATATTGAAGCCAAAGGCGATAACCAACGCCAAAACGAAGCCTTCCGTTGGCGTTGCAAAGGCAAGTATAGCTGAAAATATAGTAACACCTATCTGCCGAATCTGCGAAGAATCTAATAAATCTATCATAATCTGTTATCCTGAATAATAAATAAAAATAAAGTTTCGGTCTTCTGATGCAAAGATAGCAAAAAAAACCGAAACTTCATTCAGAATAACGAAAAACTTTATACTTTTAAATCATGATACGGCAATTCTCCGTTATTTAAGAAAGAAATGCACTCATCGAAAATCTTACGTTCATAATCGAGCGCATTGATTTTAGGAAACCATTTCTTTATCTTTTCGTCATTGCGTTTTACCATTTCTCCCCAAAGGACACACCAGTCTTCGAGATTGATTTTATCATTCTTAACTTCGTGCCAATAGTCTTTCGCCACATCCTTTGTGTAGAGCTGGTTAATGAGACAAAGATGTAAGTCTGCCATTTCTTCATCAAAATGGCACTCGCCAATCTCACATTGAACTTGCTTCATCATATCAAGCATTACACCGTCATTCATTCCAACTTCGCAACAATCAGCCATTGTTGCAACACAATTCTTAATAGCCTGTATATCGTTGCTTGCCAATATGTTTTCAAATACCTTTTTCATAACCGTATGTTTTTAGTGTTACTTCAAGAAATACTCTCTGATGTCGTACACACCATCCTTGTCTTTCAATAAATCGAGTGCAAGGTGGTTGGCATACTTCACCAGATGTTCTGTATCAATCTCCTTAACATCTTCCTTGCCGAGTATCTTAGCAATTGTACATCCGTGGTCGCTTACAACCTGATTCATTGCAACGTACAAAGCATAATCGTTGTAGTAAGGCTTCTCCTCTGTCGCAAGTCCGAGACCAGTCATTGCGTTGAGCCACGTCTGCATATCCCAAGTTGCAGATGGATTCATACCGTTTGCAATCTCAGAAGCCTCCTTCTTGGTAAGATAGTTCTTCCATTTTATAGCGCAAAGCTTATCAAGATACTCTTGCGCAAGCTCTGGGTGCTTTGCTGCCATATCATTCATCATGCAGCGCATGGTGTCTTCAAATGTGTGCATGTACTTTACGTTTGTTGATGAAGCCATCATTCCGTACAGCTCATCAAACTTACTCATAATGTCTTTTGTTTCCATATCTTGTATATTTTTTAACCTATTATCAAATCTTTCAACTCTACAAAGTCCTCCTCTGTGAAGTTGATACTTCGCTTGCTTCCAAAGATGATAGCAGTAGCAATTCCGTCTGGCAGGTCAATAGACACAACTCCTTTGTCGATATGTCCGTGAATGAAACCTACATCGAATTTGTAATCTTCCACGGATTTTAGCATTTGCATCATATCTTCAAATATCGTGTTGACATCTATGTTTCCGTTCTCATCAGCAAGAAATAGGGTAGCGTTGTCTATCGATTTATCCCAATTATCCTTGTACTTGGATATAATATTGTGCGCCGCACGTTTCATGTACACTGATGGTATGGCGAGCATCTGGTTAGCCTTAACCATATCGTCTATTCTTGCATCTGCCCAAACGTCCACCGATTCAAGCAGTTTCTCTTTAAATTCTGTTACGTTCATTTCTTAGTTTCTCCTTTCTTTGTTTTGTTGTACCAAGCGAGATACTCTTGCCAAGTCTTGTCGCTGTGGTTAGTCATATAATCGTTGAGCATAGCAGATTTATGTTCCTCTGCTTGCGCTACTTCTTTTCTCAGTCTTTGCATCAAAGACAAATGTTTTTTTAATGCCTCCTGTCCTTGCTGAGTGCTTTCGATACGAGGGCGTATAATGCGCAATTCCTCGTCTTGCACTAGCTTAGACACATATTGCAAGCTATTGACGTATTCCTGATTCTGCATCAAGTACTGACGTTGTGCGCCTGTAAGATTGTCTTCAATCTTGTCAATTTCATCCCATAAAGGGGTGGCGGATTGCTGCGCTTGCATATTGATAGATGCTCGCTTCTGCTGTATTGCCTCATACATCTTCTGTAGCTCGGCATCCATCGTTGGCGGCTGTTGCTGACTTGTACCCATATCCAATAATGGGCTGTTCCCGAAATTCATCATAATCAATATCTTTAAAGTTGGTGATATATTATAGAGAGGTGAGAGGGCATCCACCACGAGGGCAAACACCCCTCACCAACTCATTTCTTTTTAGTCCTTTTTACAGACTTTCTTGCTCTGTTACGCTCCTGTAGTGGGAGTGGAAGGAGCGGTGCAGTTACAGCCATAGCTGCCGTAGCCCGAAATTACTGGCGTAGATGGGAGTACCAACTGACCACGCAAGCAATTGCAGGTCTTCTCGTTAACGTAAGCCATCATAAGCTTCTCCTTGTAAGGAGTGAGGGCTTCCATAACGGCTACCTTCTTGTCAAGGTCGCTATACTTAGCCTGTAGTGCGTCATACTGGTCTCTCTGATTCTTGTACAGACCAAAGTCTGCATCAATCTGAGACTTGTAAAGACCGAACTCAGCCTGCATTGCACGGCGGTTCTCGGCGTTGATAGCATCGTTAGCACCCTTATACATAGAGAACTTCTCAGCGATGTCTGTCTCTCGCATAGCGTAGAACTTGTTAGCGGTGTCGAGCTTCATACCGAACATGTAGGTAAGCAACTTCACCTCATCATCGCATTCCTTCTCCATTACCTGCAAGGCAGTTGGCTGATTTGAACTTGCGCTAGCCCCATAGGCGTTGATGTTCACGTTCTCAGGCATATTGCTGCCACCGAGTGAACCAAACACACTGCGGTTGTTACCGCCAAGCAACCAAGCACCAGCACCGAGTGCTGTGCCGATGATACCAAGGGTAAGACCAGCATTACCTGTAGCCTTAGAAGCATAATCGTCATGCTTTTTCCCCTCTTCGTAGATTTTCTTCTCTACGACCTTTGCATCTGTCATTTCCATGATACAATCTTTTTAAGTTATCCTTAATATTAACTAACACTATTGTAACGTTACGGATGCAAAGGTACAAAGAATAGGGGAGAGCAAATATAACTCTATCACACTTTCTTTTAGTGGTTGATTATCAGAGATTTAAGGTGATAGTAGGTAGTATCATAAATAACAAAAAAAGAGAGGCAATCACTTACCTCTCTTACTCAACTTGTAAGGAATACTTACATGTTCAACTATTATTTTCTTTTCTTTTTAATGTAGTGCAGTATATCCCACTTCTTAAAATATCGGGTGTGCCCTCGCTTTTTGCATTCTCCGTTCGGAATGTCACCTCTAGCAACCATTCTATTCAATGTTGCATCAGAAACGTGAAGCTTCTCCTTGACCTCCTCGGTGCTCAACATAGGGTTGAGAGCATACGGCAGATAGTTCTCACAAAGGTCTTCTATCTCATCGCTGCTCATTCCGCAAGCAGTTACCTTCTCCCCTCTCTTCTCTTGCTCGTCTGCTCGAAAACAAGAATCCGATAACGATTTTAATAACACTCCCAAGGTGTGATAACCAAATAACTTTCCCATATCATTATAATCTAGAGATTAAACTTTGACAGCCCTTGCCTGAGTAATACTTATCGGCAAAACCATATACATAAAATATAATGGTCATTACAAGTATTACAACATTAGATTCCACCATTTCGTTGGTGGTAAAAACATTCCAGTATACAATATGAATAGCATTTATCCCAAATAGGTAGATTATCATCGGAATACGCCATCTGTAGCAGAGCCAAAAGAATCTGCTAGCAAGTATAAGCACAAGCGGATGGATGTAAACTGAGAAATAGATAAATGCTGCCGATACCCAATTCTCCTTAAACCATACGCACATTTCTTTTTCATGAGACGCAAATGTTACCATGCATGCAATATGAAAAAGCATGATAAACAGAGGCATCACTTCACAATAATACTTAAACCAAGTGAGTAGCTTTACGCTGTAGCCTCTACCTGCAAGGATAATGACGTTTATCATTTCGCTAACGTCCATGTCCTTAAACATTACTCTTGACAACTGTACAACACCGACTGATTGAACTAACCGATGGACTTCATCTTCTTCCTCTTTAGTCATAAATTCTTCTCCTTTTGTTTTTTTTGTTTATTATTTGTTCTTAGTTCCTCATTCTTAATAATAAGGAAAGTGCTGCAAAAATAAACAATACTACACAAAAATATTTATTTTGAGCAAAAATTTAAAGTTAAACTTTGCTAAAGTAACAATCTGAAAGTAGATGGTTGCAAAAATAGCGTTAGAACGGCTTCCTTACCAAATTCTAACGCTATTAGTGTTTATCCTATCAAAACCTCAAGGCTCTCCATATCAGCGAACTTCAAGCCGCAATCCTTAGCAGCCTTGAAAATCTCTTTCTCTTCAACTTCCTCGATGGCTACCTCTACCTCGGCATTGGCAAGGTCTGAGAAGTACTTCTCGGTCTTCTGCTTCTGATTAAAGAAGTACTCATTGACCTCAGCGAACTTGGCTGAATCGTCCTTGGTGTATTCGTAGCCCTCATTGGCGTGCTTCTGCTCCAACTGCTGGCACTCCTGAAGCTTGCACTGCATCTCCTCGAACTTATCGTCCTTCAAGCTCTGCTGCGCTTCCTCCACATCATTGTCGTAGGTATCGGCTACTTGGCGCAGTGCCTTCATATTCTTCCAAACTCGCATAGCGGCATCATCGCTCATTGATGATGTCTTCAATGCCTTCAATGTCTTGTAGACTGCAACAGCCTCGAATGTCTTAATCTTTTTCATAATTGTTTCTTTATTTATATGTTATACAATATTATTCTCCAGATTGCCATAGCAGAATACCTTTCCTATTAACACTGCAAAGTTAAGAAAATAATTCCGAATAGCAATGCAGGAGGAGCAAAATTTACGAATTTTAAAAATCAGCTTCCCCACGTTGGGTAATCACTAGGTCGCAACGTGTCTGCTTTCTCGGTGAGAACGTAAACCACAAATACGTTTCTAGCACATTTATTATATTAAGAACATCTACATTTTAATGCATAATATAACTACCTCCTGGAGGAACTTGTTTCCATCCACCATCTATATTAATTTCAAAAGATAATTGACACATTTGTCCATAATAACCTCCTTCATAAATATTATCAAATCTTATATATACTTCAATATAATCTGTTCTATCACCTTCAGGAATAGTTACAGAACCTGTATTTTGACCAGAGCTATTAGATACATAACCTCTTCCGTATGTTGTCTTATTACTAGTAGGCATACGAAAGGTATGATTATTACCATAAGTACAAACACTTCTAAACATACCATCAGTAACTGTTAATGCAGCATCAGGAAGTTTATATATTTTAGCTTTACAAATACAAGTAGCACCAACTAATTCTCTCAACGATGAGAAATCAACAAAACCACTAGAACCACTTTTAATACTTTCCATATTAATTTGTCTAGGATAATATTTAAAACTAATAGCACCTGGAAGAGATATAAAAATTATTTTTGTATTATCATATAAAGTTGCATTACGAGTATATGCTAAAAAAGGTACAATAGTAATAACCTTATCTCCACTACCTATATCAAAAGTTATTTCTCTGCTAGCGTATATATAATCTGTTGGTTTTTTGCAATTACCAACATAATAATTTTTATAAATCTTATCAGTATCATTATATGGCGAATCATAACGAATTTGAATCCAAAAAGACCAACCTAAAGATAAATCAGGTATTATATCATCCATAGTAAGATTTGTGTTATTATCCACATTTGTACGCATATATAATACACAATTAAGTTTAGGAGTTGAAGAATAATAAACTTCAACGGTATTATATTGAGGAAGAGAAGTCAGAAATGTATTGATTTCTGCTTTACTACTATAGTTTCTAAAATCACTTAATCTATAAGGAGAATTAACACCACCTTTTGGAAAATGTTTTCCTGATACCATTGTAGTCGTGTTATCACTAATACTGCCATTCTTACCATATATATTATCTGCATAAAGGTTGTAACAACCATTAATTGCAAAACCTTCTCCTCCATAATTATTACGTAAGTTCTTATAAGTATCTATAGGTATATTCATACCACAACGAACAACACAAGTATATTTACTATATGAAGATGTTGCTTTTTCATCAGAATCTTCTCTAATAGGATATTCTTTAAAGTCACCTTTACAACTAATAGGTTTATACCTACTCCATATATTTATATTCTCACTCTTACAAAGAGTAGCAAGGTCATTGCTACTCTCTCCAAGAGCTCGTTTAACATCATCAATGCTAACAGGAGCACTAATAATTCCAGTTTCACTATTGTAAGACATAATCTTTATTTTTTTAATATTCAACTTCAGTTCCTTATTCTGTTACAACTTCTTTAGTAACAACTCGCTCTACTGTTACATTGAACACTAGGCAAGGCAGCTCTATAAGAGCCACCCTGCGTTAATACTTACTCTGCTGCCTCGCTTGCCATATTAGCGGCGATAGCGGAATTAACCTCCTTAATCAATGCTGATACCTCACTGAGCTTGCTCAGCGGAACACCGCTGATGTTGTAGGTCAGCTCGCTGCCGTTGGAGCTTGCGTTCGCATTGCCGAGATAATTACCATTTGCGTCACCATAGATACTCATATTGATGCTCTCGATGTTGCCACCCGTCTTGTCAACATTGTAGGTGATTTCTACTCGATAGCCGCCCTTGGTATAAGTGGCAGTTGTCTGTTCACTCTTCTTGTTAATCTTTAAATTCTCCATTTTCTTAACTAATTTAATAAATTAATATTCTTGTTATCTAATCTCTTCTTGTTGCAGTCTTCCTTATCTCCACTCAATCGCAGAACCTCTGATTCAAGGAAGACCACCCGAGCCTTCAACCTGCTGACCTCATCGCCCACCTGCTCGATAGCACCGAATGCCGTTGCAATCAGCTTCGGAGACCAGTAGTTAATCTTGTAATAGCCCTTCTCGTCAGTCTCCACGATGTCCTTTAAGTGAGGGTTGCACAAGACGTGCTGGGCAATCCAACCGATAGACCTTGTGTTGTCCTTCTTCCAAGCGAAGCCATAAGTGCCACCCATTGCCTTGATGATGCCCAAGTAGTCCAGCTTCCGCAAATCCTGCTTCAAGCGGATGTCAGAAGATTGATAAGCTGTAACTCCACCTTTAGCAAGAATGCTATTAGGGAAGTAAGTATTCATATTATAATCAAAGTTATATATATGACCTGTATGACCCATAAATCTATCAGTAGGAAATGAATACTTAGTAAAAGCAAATATTCGTATTTTATTTATTGAAGCATTTCGTAATGCAGTAGTATTTTGGTCATGTTTAAATCTAAAACGAATATATCTTCTATCATCTTTTCCTACGTTTAAAGCAGTATTACCATCAGATAAATTTATATAATTAAATTGGTTCCATCCGGTCATATATTTAATATAAGTATTGACTATAACACCTTTACTATTTAAATATTCTACAGTACAAGTAACACCAACACCTTCTCCCATATCAACACAAGCAAAATATACTTGAGAATAACAATTGTTAGAGATTTCAAAAGTAACCATTAATTCATTCTTTTTTACTTGAGCTAATTTCTCAGCATCATTATTACCAGTGATAACATTATAACCTAAGAAAACTTGAGTTAAACCTGCATTACTAGCATATAGATTAAATTTAGCATCATTACCCATAGGATAATTAGTCCAACTATTACCATTATCATTAGAATATTGTACAGTTACTTGATTAACTTGTATACTATCAGTAATAGCAGTAATTCCAGAGCATAAAGCATCAGCTGAAACATAACAACTAGTTCCTTTATTATTAAATTCATAATTTGTAGGTAATATACCTTTATTATTTATTAAACCGTTAACTGATAAATTACCATTAATACGAGCATCACTATTAATAGTAATATTACCGCAACTAATAGAATTATTTACATTAAGAGCTTTAAAACTAGCAGTACCATTTTGTTCTATACTCCAATTACTCATACCGCTTTGACTACACATATCTTGAACATATACCCAACTACTATTATTAGCATTGCCTAAATATAAAGCACCACCACTACCTCCAATTCTAGCTGCAGCATCAGGAGTTATGGTTGTAATACCTGGAAATTTAAGTGTACCATTACTTCTTTTATTAGAATAATAATTAAATACAGTTCCATCGGCTATACCTAAATATATAGCATTAGCAACAGTATCATATTTAAGACCAGCCCAATCACTATACTCCCAGTCGGTTGCTCCAAAACGAATAGCAGCACCAGTATTAAATACTACTTGGTCTTTTATAGCTGATATACGAGCATTAGCATTTACATTATTATTTAATATTATAGCTCCGTTTTCAGAATCACTATTGTTTATATATATTGTTCCGTTAACATTACCAGTACCATCAAAACTTTGACCCCAAATAGTTCTAGGAGTTTGAAGTTTGGTCGCAGAAGTAGCAACGTTATTACTAACAGGAGTAACTTTATCTGGTAAACTTGTAAGATTTGTACCTTTATGTTCAAAGACAAGAATACCATTATTACCTTTTAATGTTATTCCATAAGAACCTGAGTTCCAAGCTCCTGATTCATAATACACATCATAATAATTATAATTAGATGTTTGTACTGTAGGTAAAACCCAAAGATTACAAGTTCTACCACTTACAACTTTCTTTACTATTGAAATTGAACTTCCTCCATTATTATAAGGATATTGCCCTGTAGAAATTCTAATTTCTATTTTAGCACTATGATAGCGTGTTCTAATATCTATTTCACAATCAAGTGTACTATATCCATTTGAATTTGCTATTCTAAACAAATGAATATACTTATAAGGGGCAGTTCCTGATGTGTAAATTCCATGTCTACCTACTATTCTAGTAAAAGCAGATGCATGTTCACCATCAACAGTATCTGCATTTCCAGCACTACTAGCATAATTAACACTAATATTTGAAACACTTTTAGTTGTTCCACCAACTGTTATACTAATTCCCTTATCAGAGTTAGATAGAGCAGTAAGAAGACCGTTAGCATGAATACCATCTAATTTATCAGAGTTACCTACAGAAACATTAGCAGGTTTTATATCTCTAAGAGCTGAACCATCAGCTTCCCAAGCCACAAGGTGATTAGTAGAAGTTAATTCACCTGCCCAAGTAACGTGAACACCATCAACCTTGTCAGCATTTCCTGCACTTGTTGCATAAGCACAACTTCCACTAGAAGTAATATAACCAGTATCATTAGTAAGTTGACTTACTTTTGTAGGTATTTCACTCTTCTTAGCGTAATCTGCTAAACTTTGATGAGAAGTAAGATAAGTTCCTAAATCTACAGCAGTTCCACCAGTAGCTGCAATAGTTTTAGTAACACCGTTAATCTTAACACTATGTGTATGACTAGTTGCCGACTTACCACTAAGAAGTGAATCTACACTACTTTTGGTATAATAGTTAGCAAGACTTTGGTGAGAAGTTAAAAATGTAGCACCTTTAGTAAATGTAATACCCTTTCCGCTTTTAGATACAGACGTGATAGCATTCCCACTTCCACTTACAGATATTGCATTAACGTAACCATCAAGTGACTGATGACTAGTTAAGAACGTACTACCTTTAACTACGCTGATAGTAGTACCATTCTTGGTGACAGACGTAACCGCATTACCGCTACCGCTGACAGAAATAGCAGTAGCACTACCACCTTCCAAGCTGGAGATACGAGAATCAAGAGCCTTGATGGAGTAGGCAGAGGCAATCTCACTCAGCGATTCTGATGTAAGCTTCAAGGCATTTGAATAACTCTTAACACTGCCGTTCAAGCCGCCACCACTGGATGATGATGTCCCAACACCATAGGCAGAAACACCACCACTAGTATAGAGGTTTGCCACCTCGTTAGTCGTAGTGTTCGTAATCTTCAACGCCTTATTGGTTGCATCATACTCCATCTTTATGTTGCCGATGGAGATATACTTTCCGTCAGGCACGATGATACTTCCGTTAATATCGGCAGTACCGTTAAACGAGTTACCCCAAAGCTTGTGAGTATTCGTGAGCTGGAGAGCCTTTTTCGCTGAACCGCTTGTAAAGTAGCCCTGCAAGGTGGTGATACTCGTCTTGTTGGTGGATATGCCCGAAGCGTTCACCCCTTCTGCCTTTTTCGCTCTTGTTACCTCGTCAGATATAGACTTATTGATTCCATCAACGATACCACTTAAAGTGTCTGTCTGCGCAATATTGGCGAGGAAGCTCACCACCTCGTTCCACTTATTGATAACGCCGTCCGCAGTCTCCTCGTCAGTAGTCATAAGGGCGTACCAGTCATAGGCACTATCCCAACAAGTTACCTTCGTTGATGTAATGCCGTCTAGTACAGACTTATTGCTATGAGTATGCTTTGCTGATACCGCACCATCCCAAGCCGTCTGCTTTGTTGTTGTTGGGATGGAGTAACCAGAAGCAAGACTAATAGCAAACGTACCGCTTGTTGTGATAGTCTTAGTTGAGCACGTCAAACCAGTAGGAAGGGTAAGAGCTACAGATGTAACAGTACCCTTATTGGTAGTATAGCCCTTTGCATCAATCTCCGCTTTGGTATAATAGCTTGCGAGAGACTGATGAGCAGTCAGATACCCTTTATCATTGGTAAGCTGGCTTACCTTCGTGATGCGGTCAGTGATTTCTGTCCACTTATGGGTATGCGCACTAGGTGTGAATGTTGATGGCTTACCCGTGATGTTATTCCAAGAGAGATTAAGACCGCCAAGTTCTGTGGCTATGTTGTCAATTCGGCTGCTGAGAGCCTTGATAGCATAGGCATTCGGAATACTAGTCAAGTCTGCATCCGTATAGCTTCCTTCTAAGATTCTCGCATAGCTGATTACGCTTGCAATCAAGCCGCCACCACCCGTGGTAGATGCTCCTGCTCCGTATGCCGTGATACCACCTGTGGTATAGAGATTGCCATCAATTTTGATAGCCTTGTTTGTGGAATCATACGTGAGCTTAATGCCATGGAAGGAGATTGCGCCTTCGAATGTAGCATCGCCCGATACACCAAGTTTAGAGAATGGTGCGTTTGGCTTCAAAGACACAAGGTCGGCAACGCTCGTTCCTGCACTTCCCTCCTTCCAGGTCGGCTCGAAGAAGATGAGGTATGCGCCAAGATTCTTTTCGCTGATGATAAACGATGTAGGGTCTGCGTGAACCTTTCCGCTCACGTCCCACCAGATAGCACCATTGGCAAGATAACCAGAGCCATCGAAGCGGATGAGGGAGGTTGCAGGGGTAAGATTTCCGCTATTATAGTCCTTATCCACCATCTGACCGCCCCACCATGTTGCGATACTCTTCTTTCCTCTATTCGGGTCTATTGCTCCGTTGATACCGCTCTGAACGTTTCCGTCTCCGTCTCTCAGCGCAAGGAGCGTTGTCATTACAAGACCACCGTCAATATCTGTAGTCTGACCGAGCGCATCCTTGAGATACTTGTAACCTGCGAGGTCTGTGATATTCTGCTTCAAGTCACCATATATCTTGCTAGTGATATAGGCGTTTGCCAAGCCAAGTTTGTCATAGAATGCGCTGTATGCAGACTGAAAGTTGGTAAACTTCGTTCCCACGGCTGAGACGATAGCAGCCTTGCCGTCGGTATCAGTCTCATTGTATCTTTTAGATATATCTGAAAGAAACTTGATGAGTTCCGTTTTGGCACTCGTGAGGGTAGCAAAAGCGGTGTTGAGGTCAGTGAGTTCCTTGGTGTCCTTCAGTACCTCTGCATCCTTCACCTCATTATACGACTTCTGTGCAGCCGCAAAATCATCTTCAAGTCGCTTAGAATCCTGCGCCATTGCTGCAATCTCGGAAGGCTCTAGGTAGCCATCGGTAACATAATTATCGAATTCCTTCTTATTATCAGTGACCGTCTTTCCGAGGTTCTTAATGTCCGTCTGTGCGGTCTGTGCCGCCTTCTGAGCATCTTCTGCTGCCTTTTTGGCTGCGTTGGCAACGGTATCATCGGTGTATTTAGATGCTTTAATCCAATCACCGATGGCGAACTGAGAACCTGCCGCTTTGTTGGTCTGACAGCGCAATACCTCATTCTTGTAGGTACTGCCGTCAGAAGGATAAGTGGCATTAACCCATATATCGCCAACCTGATAAGGTGTCGTAGGCTGAACGCTGAACACCTTCATTTTCCCGTTTGCGGTCTCCTGTGCCATTCTTGCATCGGAAAGGGCTTTGGCGATGTCGGTATCTGTAATGATAGTCCACTTATAGGTGTTGCTATCCTTGGCAAAGCGGTATGCCTTGCCCGTCTTGTTGTCGTAGTAAAGGTCGCCAAGATGGATTTCTTTATCCTTATCGGTCTTCCAACTGATGGCTGGGGCATTCTCCAAGGTAGGTACACCCTCATAGAACCACGTTTCGATAGCACCATCCACCTGATTCTGCAATTCGCCAATCTTCTTGAAATACTGAGACAATTCCTTGCCATCCACAGTGGATTTAGCGGAAATCTTAGCCTTAACAGACATTTGCTTAGTGCTGCTATCATATCTGATATAAGAGCTGCCCTCATAGCCATTCTCCTTTGTAGGTCTATCGCCTACATACATATCACCATAGACGTTGAAGAAAGCCTTGTTATTCTGCTTATTCACACCATATTCCACGTACTCCCTATTGGCAAAGGAATAGCTGTTGATGCCGTGATAGAGGCTGATGGATGGTGAATAGGTATCTACCGCCGAGAAGATAAGGCAGTTCTGACGTTCTATATCGGTTCTGTTACCGCACTGGTTGAGCACATCACCTTTAGCAGGTACGTCGCTTGCCGTAGCGCAATCGGTATCAGAGAGGTCGATATAATGATATTTCTTTCCTTCCAGCTCTACAGGGTCTTCATCACGACCGATTACCAATCGCCAATAGAAGTGATTGCCAGCCTTGTGATAATTGCCCTTGCGAACGTTGAATGATTCCGAGCGCACTTGGTCGTTAACCGCGAAGTCGTTATCTACCTCATCACCATCCTGCTCTGCTAAGAAATAGCAACGATAAGCCTTCTGTGACACATTATTATATGTCACAGTAACCTCTTCTACCTTATGAGCCACCACACCGCCAGCAGGAGAGATTATCTCCTTACCGCCAATGGTGGATGTTTTATTGATGACCAGCTCCTCGAAGATAGCCTTCATTCTTACCTCCAAGTAATCTGTGATAAGGTGCGAACGACCTTCTGTATCGGGAGTCCACGAGCCTCCACCGACAAGCAATCCTTGCAAGAACTTCTGCACCTTTTCCCAAGTGATAGTTCCTTTTGCGGTGTCATCTTTCAGTTTAGAGAGATACATTTTATCGGTTATACTAGCATTAAAGCTATTGATATTACTACCACCAACCATGCTAGATAGAGATTTAACAGTTTCTCCTTTTACTGCATCAATAATCTGCTTCGTATCACTCTTTGTAACTTCCAACGAATTAACAAACTCAATCTCAACTTCTGCCAGCTCATCGTTATCAACCTTTACAGAGTAGTTGCTGACGAAAACTTCGTGACTAATAAGATTTCCATCGCTATCCGAATCGCCCTGTATTTGTATTGACAGCTTTGCATTCTCGTTTAGCTTACTTGCAAAGTCAGGATTTTCTTGCAAGAATATTCGAGAAAACTTAACAGGGTAGTTGAACTGGTCTGTATTGTTTTCGCTCATGTGCTTGATAAGAGCATCATCGAGTCGTTTCTCTGCTGCCGTTACAAGAACCTTTGGAGGTTTGATGCCTGTGATAACAAACAAATCTCCCTTTTGCGGTTTAAATCCAGCACTCGCGTTTGGCATTATGATACCTAGAGTTGATGTGTCCTTCTGAACCGCAATCCATAACTCTTTCTGAGTTGAATCTTGGTTTAGCTTATCTTCGTAAGCATCGCTAGCGTTAGCAAAGATGTAGTCATTCTTATCTGTGCGAACTGGTTTTAAGTTTCCATTTTCATCGACACTTACACAGTTGTAGCACTTCGAATTGTCAGCACTCGGTTGATTGTAAATCACAAATGAGCATGCAGGGCATCCGTTACTCTTGATGAGGTTTATCTTTGCAGGTTCACTAGCCAAAGCATGAGCAAACAAGTCAAAGCCAAAATCACCATTAAACTTATGCAACTTTATATAGAAATAGCTATGAATATATTTTCCGTCACTATCCTTTACATCACTATCAGCACTATCAAAAGCAATATCTGCAATCTCTCCGAATAGCTGTCCTTCTGCATTTACAATTCCTTTTATAGTTGGCTTTATATCACCAAAAGTAACAGTTCCTTGATGAGGATTTCCTTTCTTGTACAAGTTTACAAACTCGTAATATCCACTACCGCTTGGCAACTTGTGGGTGTTATTCAAAGCATAATAGAAACGCTCTGCACCTTTCGTGTTACGATATATAGAAGGCATAAGTACCGATGATGGTGCAAGCCATACGCGGTCTGTAATCGTTATTTTTGCGGCATTATTTTCTCCACCTTCTGTTGCGTTCCAATATGTACCATCAAACGAAAACGTCAAATCTTTATGTGGAATATCACCTATACCATTAATCTTGATTCCGCTTTCATCGTATGGTTGAGTATGCCCATCTGATGTTTCAAAGTAATAAACACTGCTCGGCTTGCGCGTTAATTCTATACTACCTGAAATACTCGTAGATACAGTATTCATTCTGCGAGTTCCACTTGCTTTTTTGATATTTGTTGCAGTTATCTTGCAGGCTATTACAATAGTACTTGTAGAATTACGCTCAAATGTATGTTCTTTTTTGCTACTCTTTGTGTAGTTAGATAGCCCATCTATATTATCTCCAAAAGCCCATCCATTACTTACATCAGAATCACTATTACCAAAAGAGCTACCGCCTTCTCCTGACATTGAACCTCCCCCACGGACACTCTGAATACTCTTGTAAGCAGTATCTATATTGGTATTTTCTCCAACATAGTAGGCATATTCGTAGTTAAATTCTAAACCGAATTTAAGAGCACTATCAGCTTCCTTTGCTACAAAAGACAATCCGTCCATTTTAACAGTATCTTCTTTTGCAGAACTGGTAAATTCAAACAACGTCCATATAGTAGTACTTCCTATGAGCCTAGAAACAGCAGAAGAATTATGCTCTGTGTATTCTTCTCCCATAGAGCAAGTAGGGATAACATTTTTAGATTCTTCTCCTTTTCCTTTGTAATCTTTACCGCCGAAGTTTGTTATAAGATAGCTTGATGTTCCAAATACATTTGCAGTATAATAATCCTTGCTATTCTTACTAAATATCAGTGTGTTGTTGTAAACATCACTATTCCATTTCCAAACATCACCAAGTGATATTGACGAAACAAGAGATTTGCTAAAATTCTCCGTATTGAATACTGCTTCTCCAAACTCATCATCATTAGGATAGTAATATGGCAGGTTATCAGATGAACCGTAACCTGTTATCATGTCAACTATCTTATAGTTCGCATTCTCCTTTGATACGGATATAAGGGCATCACTACTACCATATTTTATAGGTGTATCGGTTAAGTCGTGCTGTACCTTGCCGACATGACAAACGCTGCCATCCCAGTAGTAATCAAGCTCAAAAGTCGTATTGATAAGTTGTAAAACATCAGTTAAATATTGGTCTTCAAATGATACTTCCTTAACTTCGTCTGTTCCATATCCTTCATCCACAACAACGTAATATCCCTTGTATTCATCTGTAGGACGATACAATCCGCAATATGCCATTGAGCTATTAATGCGAGCCACAAACTCATGGATAGTTCCACCAAACGTAAACTTTGTCTGATTCGAGCGGTATCTGTCTTTATTCTGTGTATCAACATCATCAACGACAACATCAAAGAACAGAGTGTTATCAAGCAATTCTCTTCTAGATGTGAAAGTGATTTCGTTCTTCCACATTCTAGACGAATTATCCTTTGTAGAGTTTGGTGTATAGGACGCAAAGAATCTATCGCCATTGTACTCCACGAACTCTTCCTTCTTCCATTGCAAAGGCTCAGATGAATATATTGTAGCAGTAAGGGTAGGAGCACCACCCATACGCTTTGCATCGTAGGTATATGATGATACAATAGCAGGGTTAGCTTCCGATGGGAACAAACCGATAATTTCATTACCAGTGTTCTCATCGTAAGTCAACTTCTGTATGTATAATGATTCTGCCTTCATGTTTATTCTTTATTATTGTTTGTATTCTTTGTCCTTGCGGTAATCTCAGCTTGTTTTTCGGCACGTTCATCTGCCTCTTCTTGCTGAGTCTGCAATCTTACTTCCTCGTCAGGTGTAGAAACAGTATTCTTTTCAACACCAGTCTTAGTAGAAATCAAACCTGCACCGCTCAATGTACAAAGCATCTGATTCCATGCACTTTCATCGAATGGCTGCCATGGCTTAAATGATGTACTGATTCTCATCTGCTTAAACTCAGTAATTGCAGTAGGATTCTCACCGCTTGCAACCAACTGCTTTGCCAATCCCTCCTTGAACAGTCTTGAATGTTTGCTAACGAAATTCTGCCACTCAATAGCTGCATTGTTAGCCTCCTCAATATCCAAAGAACGTGTCATTTGAATTGCCAAACCGCTTATATCGCCACTAGACTTAATATCTTTCGGCAAGATAAATGTACATCCTGTAGCAATCTGCAATTGGTCGAGGATTGATTGCATGAACTCAATCATGTTTTGTGGAGAAGGTGGAGTCTTGAACTCAGCACTACCATTTCCTTCAATGCTTGTATCATTCAAGATGATAGAACCAGCAATCTTCTTTGCGGTTTCATTGAGCTTACCCTTGATATAAAGGATTCCCCATCCGTGACGTTTCTGAATGACCGCAAACAGATTATAGATAATCTCGAATAGCTCGATAAGGTCTTGACCGTTATTCCAAGCAACATCACCACGCTTTGTAACAAGTGGACTCTCCGAGAATCCGTGTTCTTCCTTGCTTTCCAAACACCATCCTTTCAGTACTTCGTTTGTATCAACGTCTTGTACAAATACATCTGTGAAATGATAATGATATGTCTTGTCGTATGCATCAATGTGTCTTACATTATCCTCAGTACGATAATACACGCAATCAAGAAGCGGTTCTCCATTATCGTCTTTGTGTGTGATAATCTGATAGCCATCTTCATACGAGAACAATCTGCATTTCACTTCGTTATCCTCATTCATGTAAACGAGCAATCCTACGTCTCCATAGCTCTGTTGAATGCGTATAGCTTGCATTTCGATACCATCCTGATTCGTTTCGTCCCAGTGCCACTTGAAATCTGCAAAATTCTTTTTGAGTTTATCAGTCGGATTGCTGTCATGCAGTATGTGGTTGCGCTTGTTACCACCTAAACATAGAGACTTCTTATCAACAATACGCCGTTGCATAGGAATGCCAAACTTCTTAAACTCAATCTCGCAATAACTGCCATCATCAAGCTTGCAGCATATAGAAGGTAAGTTTGTATCAAACAATACCCTGTGAGAATAAGGGTCTAATTCCTTCGCAAAACGCTCTTGGCTAACAACTATCTTGCTGATATTCGGAAGCTGTGCCTCTTTACGGAAGTTTGTCTTAATATCTGAACCATCAGAAGAATCATTGATGGTAATAGAGCGCGAACCCCTCAAAAACGGCTTTTTCAGAAGCAGCTTTTGTGGATTCTCCAAAAAATCATTAATTATATCTTGTCTCTTTCTACTCATCGTTATTGTCGTTTAATGATGGTTCAACATCGTTGCTATTTTGTGAATCGTTGTTCTCTTGTGGGTCAATCAATCCATAATGTCTGCAACAAGCTTTTTTTGAAGCCCAGTAGTTACATTCTCTGTTTGTATTAGGACAAACAATATCGTGTTTGCTTGGTACTACGATGATTCGCTTCTGCTTCTGTGACTCTTCCATTTCGAATTTGTCATTCAGCTTTACACGTATATCAGTCTGCATCTTCAATGCATCTTTCGGTTCAAGATTTCCATCAGTAAGAGCTTGGTCTATCTTATCAAGCATTTTAAGAAGCTCATTTTTGTTCTCTTCCTTAGTAATAGCGTTGTTATTCACATTGCCGATACCGAAAGGTTCTAGAACGTCCAGCAGTTTCTTGAACCGTGGAGTTTCATAGAATTTCGCTGCATCCTTTTCGCTCTTACGATAAGCAAGACGATATGCTAAAGTCTTATCTTCCAATGCGTCACAGAGGATAGCAAATGCAATGTCTTTTTCATCGCATTTATCCCAGTCAATCCGCACGGATTCAAGAATCATTTTTATATTTTCTTTTTTCAGCATATATTCTTAAAATTAATAGTACAACGTATCATCATAAATGCTCTGAGCATTAGGATTTTTGTCTTCAACTTCTTTCTCTGCAAGTCTGAATCCCTCCTGTAGCTCGCTACCATACTCCATATTCAAACATGGGTACATTCTCATTGCGCAAGGGTCAAGCAAGTCCATAGAACGGTCTTTTCCAAGATTTCTGTTCATTTCCTTCTTGCTCTGCAACTTCTTCTTTCCACTCTGCATCTTATCAAAGCGAACTACCGCGCATTCTTCCATGAACTCATTCTGTATGGAAACTCTGTATTTGAGGTTTTGATGCGTATAAACCGCATTTGCAACCTTATCAGAGAAAGTAAGCTGCCCTCGCTTAATCATGTAGCTCAGCCGCAAGTAACATAGGTCTTTTATTGTCATAGCAGACAAATAATAAATTCCAATTGCCTTTGCTGCTGATATATAAGGGATAGCATCTGGTATATAGTCGTTGAAATACCTACCTGCCGTGGCATCATAGATAATATGGCTCTCTGCAACTCCCTCACTTGCCGCGAATAATCTAGCTCTTTCCGCATTAATTCGCGGTGTTGAATGCATAACGATTTCGTAATTGACAATATGGAATCCATTCCACGACAACATCAGAGTATTATCCTTTCCGAAATCTGCCAAGTCGATTGTTATCCACTTGTCACCATTTACGGCAGGGTCTTTTACGAAGCAATCTCGTGCCGCTTGGCTAGGAATCGGTATATCTTCTTCCTCTTCTGGGTCAACATTGAAGTTACCCTCCATAAGAGCTTGTGCCATTCTACCGCCAGATGCCGCTACAGAACCTAAATAGCCAGAGTTGTTTTCAAGCATCTTCTTGTTTGAACCAAGTTTACCTTGATAGAAAACAAAACTCTTAATCATTACTTCATATCCAAAGTTGCCGCCAATGGTTTTAAGCTTTCTGTCTATATCTATCTTACATTTTTCATAGACTTCTCGCTTAGACATTCCCCAAACAACATCCTTAACAGTCGGTCCTGCACAATAGAAGTATCTGACTACACCATCACGCTCTGGGATAATAAAACCATCTGAACCAATATACCAATCAAGGAATATTCTTGTCCAGTGGCTACGCTTCGGGTTAAGTGTTGCAAAGAACTTACCTGTAAACGTCTTGCTCTGACCTCTGTTTCGAGTCATGACGTATGAGAAAACTTCCCAAGTCATCTCCGTCAACTCGTCAATCGCAATCAAATCGTACTCCCATCCTTTCGCGCGTTCTCTCAACTTATCCATATTGGAATCGTCAAGATACGTCAAATCGACAAACGTTCCATTCGGAAATGTAACGCGCGGATTCTCGCTCTCTCTGATTTTCACATAATCAGCTCCGAATATCTGTTTAAACTTCTCTACGAATCCTCCACCTGCTTTTTGATTACCAAGTGAACGGCGTGAAATCATTGCACGAAAATCTGGGTCGGTCATTAACGGCTCTGCCATCGCAAGTACAAGACCATACGATTTGCCTCCTCCGAGATTTCCGCCACCAAAAACAACGTCAACGTTGCTACTTGCAAAGGACATTTGAAAGCCCTCTTGTGGTCTGATTTCTATATCTTTATTCGTGTTCATGCTGCAAAGATACCTAATTTATAATATATAATAGTGTGAAAATAATTCTATATTGGTTACGTAACAAATAGAGTTTCTAAAAATCTAAAAATCACCACATTATTTAATTATCTTTGCAGCAGAATTTTAAAAATTAGTAATATGAAGTTTACAAAACAACAACTTTTAGACACCCTAAAAGCAAAACTCACTGCAAACGGAAAACACCTTTCCATCAGTGAAAAGACAATCAAGAGTTTGAGTGATTCCCACTTTGACCTCTTAGTTGGTGAAGATACAGAGTTAGATGATTTGGTGAAGAAGATTTTGCCGCAGTATGTTTCCCTTAACGGCAACTACGAGAAGGACAATGCCGACTTCATCAAGAAATGGAACGATGAGCATCCCGACATTAAGCCAAATCCAAAGGACGATGACAAAGAGCCTTCGGCTGTAGAAAAGAAGCTTTTGGAACGCTTGGAAGCTCTAGAGAAGAAGGATGCAGAATACGAAGCATCTAAGCTTGTATCACAGAAACGTAGTGAACTTCTCGCAAAGTTCAAGGAGAAAGGTATCAACGATAGTAAGTGGATTGAAAAATACATGAACAAGTTGAACCTCACTAAGGACTCGGACATCGAGCAGGAATTTACGGATGCGGAAGAGTTTTACAATCTCTCTCATTCAAAGCCAAACAACAACACTCCAGGTAGTGCTGGCGGTGGTGACAATGACAAGGCTGACGATTTCTCTGATGTTGTGGGTATCGTGAACCCTGACGCAGGCGAATAACATTATTCATTCACTATTAAACAAATTTACAAATTATGGCAGCAGCAGATGATTTCTATTTGAAGCATGGATATGGCGGTCACTTTGGCGGTCGTACACTCATCCAAGCACATGGTAAGATTGGCGGTCATAGAAGCGTTTTCATTAACCTCGTAAGCGGCAACAAGGACGCATTCGTTTACCCTCCTTTTGGTGGTGTTATCACAAATCCGTTCAAGGGTCGCGCTAAGGCTTACGCAGGTGATTTTTGCGAGTATGACCCAGACACTTACGGCAAGAATGGCGGTCAGACCGTCAAGATTTTGAAGTATTACGAGTTGGCAAAGGCGGCTACAAACACTGATACCGACATTTTGGTTGTCAATGATGGCTATCATCACATTCCTTTTGCAGGTGATAATATCATGGTGGCACAGTCAGACTTTACAAAGAAGTCTTTGGGTGTTACCATTACAGCTGTAGAGAAAACAACCGAAGGTGGCAAGGATGTTTGGAAGCTCACTCTTTCAGCGACTCTTGCAGTTGCATTGAAGGTTGGCGATATTCTCGTAGAGGCAGAAAAGGCAGGTGCAACCGTAGCTCCTATGGTTACAAATCCTAACACTTACTTCGACCGCGACAACGACTTCTTCTATGACCCTAACTTATCAACCAATGTTGAGGAAGGTGAGGGTGCTCAGTACTCTTATACTCCAGCATTGATTAAGGATTCAAGAGTAATCTTGAACTTGGCAAAGTGCAACAAGCTTCCACCAGCCGTACTTGCGATGAACACAAGAACAGAGAACGGATGGTTCGGATTCTAACCGCTCTACTTCAATAGGATAACAATAGGATAACATATCATTAATTTAAGTATTCAGGATATGCAACAATTTGATTTTAACAATTCGAGATACGCCAAGTTGTTCTCTTCTAAGGATAACATCAACTTTCTGAGAACCTTCTTGAACACCAAGGGGTTGCTCTATACTAACTATGGCTGGTATCTCACACAAGGTCGTAGAGCTTCTATGCCTACACCTACAGACTACGATGGCGTGGCTTCATTCAGCATCAAGTCTCGCAAGGCAGAGGCAGCTCCTTTGATGCACCTTCGCGCTCCACTTGGTGATGCTCCAGAAATGGATAACGAGGGTTTGGAGATGTACACAGGTACAATTCCAGACTTCATCGGTTACAAGTGGTCTGAAAACGCAAGACAACGCGAGTACAAAGAGAAACTTTTTGAACAGTTCGGCAACGATGCAGACCTTATGGCTGCTTGGGTGCGCGATGTTGTTCAGGTAGGTAAGAACTCAGCAGAGGCAACACTCTCTAACCTGACAGCACAGATTATGACAACTGCAAAGATGAGTTGGAAGGGCAAGGGTGAAGGTTTGCAGCAGTTCTTGCAGAAGGTTGAGCCATTCCCAACAGAGAACCGCAAGAAGGCTGGCGCAAAGGCTTGGACTGACCCAGACTGCAACCTTATCTCACAGATGAGAAAGATTGAAGACGATTATCGCGATGAGCGTGGCGGTACTGAGATTTCTCTCGTATGGAAGATGACTCGCAAGATGTACCGTGATGTATTCTTGCAGAACAAGGAGGTTAAGGAGTGGTATATCAACTGGTGCAAGGCTCACGACCGCGCATATACTGCTAACATGCAGATTTTGGACGAGGACTTCAAGAAATCACTTTCCGACATGACAGGTCTTTCTCCTATCGAGATTGTCGTTGAGAAGGAGCGCAACAAGACTGTTACAACTGACACATTCGTGCAAGGTTGGGATGATAAGATTGTTGTACTTTGCCCTACTGGTGATAGCGTTGGGTTCAAGTGGACTCCTATCTACGACCAGACACTTCAACAGAAGTATGGCGCAAAGAATATTGATGTTTCTTGGGCTTCAATCGCTGACGGACTCGTAACCGTAGGAAACTACGCAATGGATAACGGTCAGTTCCGCGAGTGGCAGACTAAGGTCATGATGTCGGCTTGCCCTGCACTTCTCGACTTTATGAACCACGTAATCATTGATACCTCAACAGCAGGTAATTAATGGTGGTTCACTCACAATATACGATAACATTTAATTCATTTATCTCTCAATGGCAGCATCGAAGTTTGACATATTGGACTATCTGAGCGGCATGACTAACTTTGTCTTTGACAAATCGGCATTAAACAATGTCGCTTTGGATTGCGGCGTTTCTGATGTTGAGTCTTATTTGGACTTGACAGAAGAACAGAAAGACAGATGTAAGATTGCACTCTTGGAAAAGATTGTATTCGGTGTCTATCAGACAGCATCGACCACAAATCAACATGGCGCATATACTCTTACAGTAGGTGCTCAGACCATTACATCGGCTGCATTGCTGAGTATCAAATCAGAACTCAAAAGACTTTACAAGAAGTATGGAGAGGATGATAAACTTGATGCTCTCAATGAAACCGATGGAGAGGTTAAATGGATTGAAGAAACAGATTGGTAAGCTATGTACACTGACAGAAATGCTTTGGATGAATATGCCTATCATGGTGTGTTCTACCGCTCGGAACAAAAGCCGAAAGAAGATGGTGACCTTATCGGAGACGATGGGGATATGTTAGGCGATACTGATACTAGTGCAGATGAGTCAGAAACAGAAAATGTAGAAACTATCATTTTTGAAACTGATTGCGATATTCAGGAAACCAACAAACTCTTTAATTCGGGTGTTGTTACGCTAGGATATACAATCTATTTTCCGATGCCAACGAAAGAAGGAGAAGACGGAAAAGATGAAGAATATATTCCTGAAGGTTTGAATGCTGGCATTCGTTTCCGTGGAAAAATGTACGGAATGGACGTTGACGGAATGGTTATTGGCGTTTATCCGACACAAATGCACGGATGTGTAGCTTACATCAAGGGTACTGATATTTAGTTTTTTCATCATAAGGTAAAATGTATTTAGGATAACAAGGTATGGCACAGAGGATTAATCGCAGATTGTCTCGAATTGAGAATTTCTTTTCGATGCTTCTTACTAAGGGAAAAATCTCAGACAACATATTTGTTGGAGAATTACCACCTACAACTAGTAAGAACTGGGATGATTTTGTCAATGTGGACGTAGGTCAGCAAAGAGATTATGGCGGTTATTCTTCTGGCTATGCTAACATTTATCTCTATGCAAGACCAAAAGGTACTCCACTTAGAAAGAATGTAAAGTTACTTGACAAGATGGAAGGCATTCTTGACAAAATCATTGATGAATCAAGAGACGCAAACTATACAATTAGTGTATTATACAGAGATAGCGGATATGATTCAAACCGTCAGTTCCATTTTCTGATTATTTCTGTTTCGGTTATTGTACGTTAATTATTTCATTTATTTAGGATAACAATTTAAACTCATAACAATATGGCAACGAAAGTTACAAGTACAGGCGCAGGTGCAATCAAGCTCTCTAAGCCTTCACACATTATTGTTCGTCCGTTCAATGGTAATGCAGCTGGTGACGATTATTACGATTTGGACGATGTTGTTCGCGACACCACATCTATCTCTCAGGACGATAACGATACTACCGATATTGAGCGCGAGACTTCTGATACTCCTATCATGTCTATCGTGACAACTGGTAAGTATCAGTTTGCTGCTGAGGTTGCAGATACTCAAGCTCCTGTATTGACTGCATTGTGCGGCTTTACAAAGGGTACTGATGGTAAGATTTACGCTCCATCTGGTTACAAGCTGATGTATGCAGAGGTCGCAGTAGTTTTTGACAACGCAGACGGTACTACACACACAGCATTGATTCTGCCTAAGTTGCAGCTCAATTCCAAGACAACCATTGAGTCTCTGAACTCTAACTTGGCAAAGGTTGCGTTGGCTGGCACAGGTCAGTTGGTTGAGGTTAAAGATGGCGGTGTAACTCGCAAGACACCATTCTACATTGACCCTGCATACACATTGCCAGTTGCTGGTGCATAGTGTAGATTCTTCAACAATTCTCGACTATATACAAGGGGCGGCGGCTTTAATGCTGTCCGCTCCTTTTTAAGTTTTATCATTTATGGCTGAAACATTATACAAAAAAGCATTAAAGCTTATTACGAAGGAATTAGACAAGGATGCAAAGAATGTGTTAAGAGAATGTATTCAAGAGATTACGTACACACATCGAACATACAACCTCTATGATTCTTACGGATATGGCATTTATGTCGAAGGCAAGCTTGAAAAGATAGGTTACTTATCATCCTCACCAAAAGCATCCAAAGGCAAGAATTGGTATGGAGAAGAAATTAAAGGTCGTGAGGCGATAAACGAATATCTCAAAAACGATTATTCCCCTAGTGGAGTAATTGATTTGGCAGTTGTTGCTACCATGCCATACGCTAAAATATTGGAAGATGGCGGTGGTAATCTGAAACAATCTTACAGAGTCATTTCTATGTCGTTTCAAAAGCTGCAAAACCTATCCAAGAAGTATAATGGAACAGTAAGTGTGATTAGAAAGTAATTCATATATATGGGAAAAGTATATAGAGCACAAAAAGACCCGAATAAGGCTAAGAAACAATCTGTAGAAGACGAGAATAAGGTGTTACCTAGTTCTCCTTTGTCTGATGCTGCAATGGAACGTCTAGCGCAAATTATGAATGATTCTCCTACAATTGTAAAACTGCAAGGTACAGAGTGGGAGATAAGAGCATTAAAGCCAGGCACTCAATGGATGATTGCAGAGGAGGCTTGCAAGATAGTCAAGGGCGAAAACTTATCAATGGGTGATGTTATCAAGGAGTTTGCCATCAACATTCCATCGGTGGCAAGAGTAATCACATTATCCTTGCTCAATGACAAAAAACGCATTGATTCTGAGGAATACCAACAAGTTTACGACCAGTTACTTTGGGGAGACTATGACATCAAGGATTGGGCAACATTACTCGTTGAGATTCTCAATTTGCTAGATGTGGATTTTTTCTTCGCGAGTACCAATGTGATTCAGACCGTCCGCAGTCAAGCTCTGATGAGGAAGAAGCAAGCAACCGAATTATCCCATCACGAACAGAATACGGACAAATGATAGATTTCTTACGTGCCAACACATGGTGCTCGCAAGAAGAATATAAGTGGAGAATGACCGTTCCGCAGATTCGCCTTGCGTCTATGGATTTTACTCATATAGAGTATATATCGTCAGATAAAGACAAAAATCAGAAGAACGACAAATTAAAGAATGCAAAGGTAATCAATGGTGCAGAGGATTTACGAAATCTCAATGACCTTGGAATACCTATTTTATAAACTCTTAAACTTTTGAATTATGGCAGATTCAGCATTAGGCAGTGCTCTTATTATACCAGAGTCTGCATTGAAGAAAATCAAAGAGGCTGATGATAAGTTGCAGAAGTTACAAGATACGGCTAAAAATACCGCGTCTAGTGTAACACAATCTTTCAAGGATATGTCTGTTGGTACTAAGCCGTTCCTTAATTCTTTAGACCAAGTTATAGCAAAACTCGCAACAATCAACGCATCTGCTTCAAATGCAAGCAGTGGTATCTCAAACGTAGGTGCGAGTGCAGGTAACATGAACAATAACATTACGTCAGCTGCACAGAACATTCAAAATATGGTAGCACAGCTATCTAAGATGAATGGTTCTGGCACTAGTGGTATTATGCAAGCGGCACTTGCATTTCAGAGATTACAGGAATCTGCAAAGGGTGCTAGCGGTATGAATATTGCTGAGTTAAAGCAAGAAATTGGTTCTATTGAAAGTATGTTGCGAGATACAACACAAAATCTCACCAAGGCAGACCAAGATGCACTTATTAAGCGAAAGAAGGCATTACAGGATGAGTTGAGATACCAGCAGCAGATGTATAATGAACGTGCTGTTGCTTTTCAGAAGGCTCTCGATAAGATGGTGAGTGCGGAGCAATCATACAACAACAAACAGAGAAAAGCATACGCTGATAGGGCAAAAGACTATCAGACAAGAAACAATAAGACAAATACCACCTATCAAGGTGCGCTCGATTTCTCTGCTACTGCAAATACGCTCAACCGCCAAGTACGCGCTATAGAATATCTGAAAGAGGCTCGTATGAAGTTGTCTCAAACCGATGCTGATTATAAGCGAAAATTGGATATTCTCAATGCTGCAATTGAGCAACATAACAAAAACTTGAAAGAGGCTGGTGTTAATTCTCGCGCGTTGACCGAACAAACATCATATATGGCTGGATATATGTCACGTTGGGCACAGCGTATGGCATTTGCATTCTCAGTGGGTTCTGTCAAGAATTTTGTCGAGCAGATTGCATCAGTCAGAGGTCAGTTTGAACTTTCAGAGCGTTCACTCGAAGCTATCTTGCAGAACAAGCCAAAGGCAGACGAGATTTTCAACAAAACAGTAGAACTTGCCGTTAAATCACCTTTCCGTATCAAGGACTTGGTGGATTACACACGGCAACTTTCCGCTTACCGAATTGAGTCTGATAAACTTTATGATACAACCAAGCGACTTGCCGATGTTTCAGCAGGTCTTGGCGTTGATATGGGAAGACTTATCCTTGCATACGGACAAGTCAAGGCTGCTGCATACCTTCGCGGTTCTGAGGTTCGTCAGTTTACTGAGGCTGGTATCAATATGTATGGTGAGTTGCAACAATACTTTAAGGAAGTTAAGGGAGAAGCGTACACGACCGCACAGATTGTTGATATGATTTCCAATCGTAAGGTTACATTTGAGGATGTTGAGGCAATATTCCAACGTATGACCGATAAGGGTGGAACATTCTATAATATGCAAGAGATTCAGGCTGAAACTCTCCAAGGTAAGATTTCCAACTTGAAGGATGCTTTCGATGTGATGCTTAATGATATTGGCAAGGCTAACGAGGGCACAATGAAGGGAATGGTAAGCTGGAGTACTTCTATGCTTAATAATTGGAAGGCTCTTGCAGAGATAGGAAAAGCTCTTATACCTATTCTTATTACTCTAAAGGCTAACTCTATGTTTGCAAAGACTAGTCTCGGACAAGCTTTTTCGCAAGCATCTGGTACAGGTATCGTGAGATACAAGGCTCTTTTCGTAAACTCCTTGAATGGAATGAAAAAAGCTCTCAAAGATTTTGGCGGTCTCGTTAAAAGTTCATTATCAGGTATAGGCGTAGGTCTTGCAATTTACGCTGTAGCAGAAGTAATAACTACTGTTTATGATAAGATTTCCAAGTACAACGAAAATGTACGTAAAGCCGAAGAAGAAACCATAAAGGCAAAGGGTGCAATAGGTGCTTTGGCTGGAACGTACAACGACCTAGCAAATGCAGCCACAAATGCAAATGGCAAATTAGAAGGAAAGGATTTAGAAAAGAATGTCGAAGATAGACGTACAACGTTACAAAAGCTTATTGATGCCGCATCAAAAGACGGACTGACTTTTAAAATCAATGTAGATAGTCTCGATGCAAACCAACTTAACGCTACTTTCAGTAAGGTTGAAAAAGAGTATAAAGATTTCATTGATAGCATTGAGGTTATCAGAAGAAATTACGCCAAGAATGATGCAAAAAACACTTGGTTTACTGATGGACTTGATGATGATGCGGACGATTACAAGGATGCCGTGATTGATGCTCTCGCAAAGTCTTCACAAATGGAGAGAGTTGTAGCAAACATTAACGCGAACTACAGACAAGCCACTTCGACTACAAAGAAATACTTTGATGAGATACGTGCAGGTCAAAAGGATAACGAATCCAACATTGACTATATGACACGTATGTATGAGTTGATAAAGAAAATCAACATAGCACAAGGCGGCAGTGACTATAAAATGCCATCTTTCATTGGTACTTCGCAAGCAGATTTCAATGACCTTATCCGTGCAATGAACAGCGTGCAAGATAAGGCGCAAGAATTGAACAGCGAATTTGATGCAGTATTTGGAGACCTTAGAAAAAAATATAGCAATAACCCTATAAAGATACAGGGCGTAATTGACAGAATTGCAGCCGAGCGCGATTGGAGTCAATACGAGAGAGACCTTGCTTATAGACACTTTGGCATCAATGTGTATATTGATAGAGCCAATATGGAGAAGCAAGTATCTTGGGTTGATGATTATATCAATGATTTCTTTGCAAAGAAAAAGTATGGCATTAGCCTCGTTGTCAAGGAAATTGATGACGATAAGGCTTTTGAAGGTTTTCTTGGAAAAGGAGACCAAGCAGCAAAGGCTGCAAAATCTTGGAAAGAAGTTGAAAAGAGACTCGCTGCTGTTGGCAAAAACTCGCCTACAATAACAGTTGATGATACTATCCGAAAGATATTCAAGGCTGGTGAAATTGGAGCAAACCAAATGGTAATTTCTGTAGCCAAGGTGAGAGCCAAGGTTAGGGAATTGAAGAAAGCCGCGACTCAGCAAGCGTTAGCTTTGGGTGTTAACCCTTTCGAAGTTGATGCTAAAAAAAATAGAATCAAACAAGATAAGGCACAAAGAGACATCTTGCAAGAGCGCATTTCTCTGTTAAAGGATATGAACTCTAAATACAACGAGTTGATTAAGACGGAATCAAAAGAAACCGCATTATCTGCTACTCGTAAGTATTTTAAAGAGGCAGCGCAAAATGTAGGATGGAAAGCTTCTGATATTCTGCCAGACGATGCATCTGTGGCAAAACGCATTCGTGAGATTGGCTCTCAGTACAAGGAATTGACAAAGCGAGGTAACGCATTCCGCATTTCGGCAGACATTGATTTGAAAGTTTCTGAGAAGGAATACAACAAATTAAAGGATGATATATCTCGAAATATCAATGATGCATTCTCTCAGATGGACTTGTATAAAAAACTGAAAGATGAAGGTATGTCTGATGAGCTTATTAAGTCTATGTTTGGAGACCTTACGAAGTCGTTTGATGAAGTACAGGAAGACATAAATAACGAGTTTAATAAGTATATCATCAAAGATTACGAAACTCATTATGGTAAAGATTTCACAAAATGGGGCGATAAGGTTATTCAGCAATACAACTCTGATTTGGAGAATACCGCCGAAGTCATAAGGAAAAAGTTCTCTGGAAGTGATGTCGAAAAAGAATATCTCAATCAGACACAAAAGCTCAATCAGAAAATCAAGCAAGATACGATAGATACTGCCCAAAAACTCTTCAAAGAGTATAAGCAACGCCTATCAGACCAGTTGCAGCTTGATAGAAAATATATCGCGGATAGAACAGCAATAATGAAGAATTTCTCTGACCCTGAAACTCAGAAGAAATTACTTGATAATATTGACTTGGACTACAAAAAGAAGACTGGCGAAAACACTTGGAAAGATTTCAAAAATAGCGACATGTATGTTCGTCTGTTTGATAATCTAGACCAAGTTTCTTCTAAGGCACTTGATGCGATGGCAGAAAGACTGCAACAGTTGCGTACAGAGCTTAGAGACCTAGACCCAACAGAGTTGAAGACTATTGCGGAACAGATTAATAAGGTCAATGAAGTTCGCAATTCACGCAATCCTTTCAAGGCTTTCACTAGCGGACTTAAAGAAATGATTAAGGCTAGTAAAGACTTAAAGGAGTCTGGCGGCGTGGATAAATACGTAGAGCTTAACGGACTTAGAGCAGATTTGACGAGCAAATTGCAGAACCAAAATGCTTATGTTGAGTCTTTGGAACAAGAATATAACGAACTGACAAAGAATAAGGATGCGAACGAAAGCGTTGTTACAACCTTAAAGTTGAAGTTAGCAACCAACAAAAGCATTCGTGATTCTTTGAAATCTCAGTTAAACCTCACCGATGAGCAGATTACAAAGCTCGGAACGATTATGGCTGAGGAAGAGCAGGCGAAAGCTAAGTTCTCAAAATCCGTGACGGATATTACGAGTGTTGTATCTACGATGGCAACTGCATTCAATGGATTGTTTGAAGCTTTGGGCGGTTCAGATGAACAACTCGAAAACACTCTTAGTGTCGTTGACAATATCGGTCAGGCAATCGGTTCGTATTATAGCAAAAACTATGCAGGTGTCGTATCGGGTGCAATGGGCGCGCTTACAGGCGTAGCTAAACTCTTTAGCAACGAAGGAAAGATTGATAAGGAAATTGCACGCCAAGAACGCGCTGTAAATTCCTTGCAACACGCTTACGAAAAGCTTAAAAAGAGTATGGACGATGCCTTTGATACACAAAGGCTCTACGAATATAACAAAAAATCGGTCGATGCCCTTAAAAAGCAGCAGAAGGCGTACCAAGCAATGATTAATGCAGAGCGCGGTCGCAAGAAGCCTGATGAAGGTAAGATTCAAGAATGGGAACAGCAGATTGATGATTTGAACACAACCATTCAGGAATTAGGTGAGTCTATGACAGAAGCACTTGGCGGTTTCGGTTCTCAGTCTAACTACAAATCTGCTGCTGAAGCTTTCTCGGAAGCGTGGGTAGATGCTTTCAATGAAGGTAGTGATGCACTCGAAGCACTCAACAATAAGTTTGACGAGTATTTCAATACAATGCTCACCAAGCAGTTAATGAATAGAGCTACATCAAAGTACATTCAGCCTATCCTTGAAGCATTCGACAAAGCGGTATCTGAGGGCAGCGAAGGTGGAAACAATGGTCTTGACGTTACCAAGAAAGAACTTGAAGGTATCAAGGAGCTGAAAGACAAGAATCTTGCATTATTCAATGAGTATGCAAAGAACTTGATGGATGTTCTCAACGTCAAACCTGCTGGCAGTTCAAATATCTCTGCTTTACAGCAAGGTATTCAGTCCGTTACAGAATCAACCGCACAGGCGTTGGAGTCGATACTCAACAGCCTACGATATTATGTAGCTACTCAACAAGCAGACATTCGTATCATCCGCGACACTCTGTTAGAGAAGCTCGGCAATAGTATCAGCGCGATAACACAAGATACATCAAGCAGTCCTGTACTCATTGAGTTGAGATTGCAGACAACAATACTTACCGATATTCGCGACACTTTGGCTAGCTGTGTAAAGGGCGGTCACAAGCAAGGAAGAAATGGTATCAAGGTATTTATGAATTAGTTTTCTGTGTTCTATATATAAAATTAGGGCAAGCTCGGTTTCACAACTGAACTTGCCCTTTTTAATCAACATAAATCTAACTAAACCTTAACTAATATAAAAAGTAAAATTACACTTTATGTCTGTGTTGTACCGCCGTACACTCTAAGAACTAGAAAATAATATAAATATTTTTACCAAACTTTGCTATTTAAATGAGCTGTAAGACGTTATTTTTGTTCATCCTTACAACTATTCCACTCTGATACATAAATCGTTCCTAGCGTCATATTTGCGTCATCGTAGCCAATGATTTTAACATCATTATCCTCTCCGTACTCTACAAGGTCACATTTTCCTTTGCATTCAATGCGAACTTCACTCTTTCCGCACACATAAATGCGAGTAACCATATTCTCAGGAACTTCAATTTCCAAATCCTTGCAGTACGCGACAAGAATAATCGTAGAGCGCACCTTGATAACTCCATGAGCACCTATATACATTTCGCTAGTATATCCGTGCTCGTTACATTGGTAGAATCCATTGGCAAACTCACCAAACTCTTTCAAAAGGTACTCTTTTGACAATCCCCATCCGAAAGCAATAGAATCAGCCATAAACTCAATTCCGTTAGAATCAAGAGCCATATTTACCAATTCTCGCTTACTCGCGGCAGAATCCCATTTACCTTTATACTCTCCGCACAATCCCAATCTTAGGGCATTGCGCTTCAACGTCAATAATTCATTGCTATTCCCCATACCATTCTCTCAATCTATCGTTAATTAAAATGTTAACATACGCATAAGTTTTATCGTACCCGACAAGCTCGTGGCACTTGCGGACACATCGCATAGCAGATTTCTCGTTGATTTCCGCGCGCTGTGCAATAACGGCATAGGAAAAACCATACCGATTGTGTAGAACGTCAAGAACAAAGTTCCTTGCTACCGCTCTCGCAAAAGGAATGTTAGTATTGCCGACATATAAATCATCTGCATTCACTCCTTCCTTTTCCTCAGTACTCATAGCTGTGTTCACTTGTTCGCAAACCATCCGCTCTACCTTATCCATTGTATCATTACCTAAGTATATCATAGCCGTTATATCTTATTTTTATCTTTATAAACGTAACCTACCGTATCACAAGGGTATTTATCATCTGGTGATAAAACACCTGCATCTTCCATCTTTTGTCTGAAATCCACAGAAACCATGGGAACTAGCTTGTGAAGTCTTGAACCATCGGCGGCAGCCCAAATCGGCTTTAGATACTGAACAGGATTCTTAACCTTTACACCATCCCATTTGATTCCGTTCTGAATGAATGGTATAAAGATACCGTCTCGCTTCACTCCGTTGGCATCACACATCCTTACAATTCTGTAATCTCGGAATAGTCCGTATTTCAGTTCTATATACCATTCATTATACATAAGCTATTCCTTTCCTTGATTAAGAGCCTCGGCTGCTTGCTCTGCCAATATTGCTTGCTGACCGTGCTCAAAGTTCTTCTTCAAGTCTTCCTCTGTCTCTTCGGAAACTGGAGTGTTCATTACACTTTCCAACTCTTTCTGCATACGACCGATGTAATCAAATTTTTCTTTTGCAAATTTTGCTGCATCATCTGCATCAGTGAACGCTGTAATCGGATGGGTGATGTTGGCTTCTGTGATGATAACCATACTATCAAGCATATCCTGATAAGTAACATCTGTCTCAGGGAAAATATCATTTTCTTTCCCCTTTACTTCGTTCTTCATCGCGACAAGATTTTCAAGCCACGCGAATGTTGTAGTGGTAAGCGCGTGTCCTTCCATATCAACACCGCCCCAACGCTTAAAACGTGCTTCAAATCCAATGTGTGTGTGGAAAATAGCACTATCCTTCAAAATTACGATGAAGAAATGACCGAAGTCGGTAACGCTTTCTACATCTTTTCTGTTGATTCCGACAACAACTTTAAGCAAACCTGCATTGTTGTCAGCAGTCTTCTTTTTTGCAATTCTAGCCATAACTATACATTTATTTTTGTTCTACAATCGTTTTGTACTCGAAATTTCTACATGAAGGATTTTCTTTCGATGTGTATCTCTTCTCCGTGGTATTATGACAAACCCCATCCTTGAAGAAGAAACAATCCTTGCAAGTATATACTAGCGGAATAATATCTCCGCAAGCATCATCGTCAGGATTTGCGTCTGTATATAAGTCTTTGCCCAAGCAATATGGGAACTCAGAATCTTCATCATTCAACAATACACAATCCTTACAAGTGTATTTAGTCTGTGCCATGTTCCAATAATTTTATTTCGTCTTGGATATAAAAATCCGCCTTACGCAAGTCCTCGATGCGTTTCTCGGTCTTTGTTTTGTTGCCATCCACCTTATCCTTGCGCAAGAGATACTTGATAGCGTTCCCTGTATTGAAGTCAAGATGTCTGCAAATATCCAAAGGCTCAACACCGCACAAATCCTTCAACCAAGCGTAATGGGATGGGTGAGATATTTGCTCTGCCTTTCCGTTTGCGGCTTCTCCTTCACCTTTCGTTACTATATCGAACTTTGTACCAAACATCATAATATCTTCCTCGCGAAAACGAGCGACATATTTGTAATCTGTGCTAACAGATGTACATATATAAACATCAGCATCCTTTCTCTCGACATTGAACAGAATAGGGGTTCTGCCACTCTGAATACCTATCGGGTCAAAATTGCATTTTAAGCAATCATTTTTTGTGATATAAAATCGCAACCCAACCTTAATATCTTCTTTCTTAATCATAATCTTTATTTTTAATTATGTCTATAATATCACGCTCTTTGAGACAGAGAAACTGATAGGAACTGAACCTCTTTCCACCTTTAACGACACAAAACCTGCACCAATTAGCTTTAAAGTCTATTGCTAGAGTTATTCCCGAATCGGCGTAGTTGTTGTCTGGAACTTTGAACGTTACCCAAACATAACCGCGTTTAGAGTCTATCTTATCGACAATTCCGCAAACCAGATTGTCATATTGAAAGACTCTGTTTTTGAAAACTTCCTTTTCTTGTTCTTGGAGTTCTTCGATAAGATATGACGCAGGTGCAAGAAACACAGTTCCTATGTAAGTATCATCATAATTCATAAGCTATTCCTTCTATATTAAGCCCCAAAATAAAACCAAAGCACACCAACAAGTTTCATCTCTTCTTTAGAAAGCAATTCAATACAATCAAAGTTATAGTCCTTGCTGACACCAACCCTAATAGGATGTGCAAAGTGTTTTTGTTTTATAGCGATTATATATTCTGATTCATGGGGAAAAACAGAATCTATATTCTCAACAACCGCGCACATAACCCTGCCATCTTTTCTAACTTCCGCATAAATCTCTATTTTCTGTTTTACATTTCCGACGGAATTATTTAGGAAAAACTCTTTTGGCGCGAGAAAGATGTCCCCAAGTTTCAATTTCTCATTTTCATCCATAATCTATTCCTCCTTATCTTTTAGTTCAACGAAATTTCCAATGCCCAAACGAGCCTTGTAGATGCAAGACACAATCCAACCCATCAAGTAGGCAGAAGGCTCGCCGCCGTGTTCCAAGTCAGTATATTCCTCGATGGCATGGCAGCAATAGTTCATCGACATAACCTGGCACGGAAACGATACAAGAACGCCGCGCCTTCTGTCGCTCTTTCTGACAGCATCGGAATACGTAACGCCGCCGTAATACGTAACGCCGCCGTAATCAATATCGGGAGCCTTGCATTTGTCAAAACAGGAATCTATCAGCTCTTTCAAGTCTTTTCCGATGTGTACCCAAAGTTTCAAATGGTGAATTCCGTTTTCGTATTCGTAATATCCTTTCTTCTTCATATTCTCAACTATTTATGTTAAACATCTTTCAATTCAAGACCTAACAGAAAAAATCGCGTGCTCACGATTATGCAGTCATGGTCTTCATTTGTCTTAAATAGACTACATTTTCCACCACTATTAACATTACATATATCATATCTTCCTTGAACATCGAAAGCAGGTATCAAAATGGTTTCTTCGTCTCTAACTTCTGCAAGAAAAGGTGTAGGATTCTTATAACGACTTTCCCAAGACAGAACACTAAATTTATGTAGGAAACAATTATCTTTTCTCACAACATCTTCGTCTTTCAAAAACAGCCATACACCCTTTTTCACTTTATCAAGAATAGCAGCCGCTCTTTCATTATTTGCTTTATAGAAATTTGCACTCCAATAATCCATATCTCAACTATTTATGATGTAATCTACCTATATGATACCTAGAGCACACCTTGCACAGGTAGCAAGTATAACCAAGAGACTTTAACTTCGGATTCTGATTCAGAAACTCCCAAGCATCATCCTCAGTCTCGTATGCGACCTTCGCCTTCCATGAATGAACTTTTTTAGTCCAATGTTCGGGGTCTGGTTTGAACGGCGGCACTTTATTAGGATTGTGATGGTTATTCCTCATAGCTCAATGATATTAATACAACTATCATCAACTGTGACATAGCAACCAAGTGTCTCGCGTCTGTAGCCACCGAAATCAATAAGTATCTCAGAATCTTCGCTTGCGCAAATGAACTCTTTGTTGGCAAGCAATTCATCCTTCGTAATGGTTTTCTTAACCTCACTAAAATAAATTCTTCCAACCATAGGTGCATTGATAATGCCACCGACTTTTACAACATCATCATCCGATGTTATATATATGATAGGTAAATCACCTTTTGCATTCTCAAAGAACACGTTATTCAAAAGCTCTGATTTAGTCATAATCTGTTATTTTTTAGTTGATGATGGTTTGCGACCACGTTTCTTTGTCGTATCGCGTTTGCTAGCAGTGTAATCCAATGACGATTTCTTTGGTCTGCCTGGTTTTCGCTTCACAGGAACGGCTTCTTTATTCGGTAACTGCAACGTCTCACATTCCTCATCTTCGCCAAATTCGTTCTCGAACTCTCTTCCGTCACGCTTCTCTGCATCGGCATCATAGGCGCGCTTCCACTTGCGCTTGGCAACCTTCAACTGTTCTTTCTTGAACGCCTCTGATTCCTCATGAAGCTTATCGTAGTCTATCTCAGGTGCATCAAACTCACCTTCAATACTGCATTCGGGAGCTTTCTCAACGTCCTTTGATTCCATTTCCTGATGAATGCGGTCTTCCTCTGAAATGTATGGCTCATCGTCAACTTTCTGCTTATGACTGGCATTATACTCGTCAATAAACTCTTTAATTTCTTTCTTGGAACACCCATCTTTCCTCATTTCAGCCAACTCAAACTCGAACTTCTGACGTTCAATGTCATCAAATCTCGTTCCGTCTAAATCACTTCCCTCGTTGAGTACGTTGATTTTCTTGTTTTCCTCATTAGCTCTCATCTGTTTGTCAATGGCAATCTCCAATAACGCGTGATTAACGTCCGATTCCGTCATTTCATCGACCTCATAAGCCCTAGGGTCTTCACCAAGCTCGTTTTTCAGAAAGTTCTTCTTTGCTTCGATGCATCCGCTCGGCAAAAACTGAGCCTCATCAAGATACATGTAAGGATGAATGCTCTTGATAGACATGATAGGACTCGGTGTACCGAAGTCTTGCAAAAGCTTCATGTATTTGTCCGCATTCTGCTGATAAATACAGTAGCATTCCTCCAAATTGCGCTTCTGAACAAGCACAACAGCCATTATCCAGAATGGGTCTTTACCATCCGTGTAGCGTTTTGGCAATCCCTTCGTCTGCAACGATGCCGCTTCCAACGCCCTGTCAAGTGATTCTTCCTTTATTCGCATACATTCTCAACTTTTAAATGATTACAACCCCTCGGAAGAACCATCGCTAATGGTATCGTCTTTCCTCAACTCCCATTCATCGGCAGTCATAATCTCCCAATGACCGCAAACGTCTTGCGCCAATACAGAACCGCGCTTCACCTGCTTGTGAGCACCTGCCATATTGACGGTAGTAACGCTATAAAGCATATCGGTAACGTCTAGACCATCATCGACCGCATCGGTTGCTTTCTTGATGTCTGTAACGATAGGGCAGTCGAACAATGCCTTGATGTTTTCGCCCTTGACCTCAATTGATGTCTTGTATTTGTTCATAATTCGCATATATTTTAAAGCATCCACCGACCGTAGAAGGAACTCGAACCTTCTGTTTGCCTAGACTTGTATCTAAGAGACACGTCCTACCGCCTTGCGGATGCTGTTGTTTCTATTTTCCGCCATTCTTCAACCAATCTTCAATCGTGGTACTGTCACCATCAAACGACTGACCGAAGACGTTTACCAACTTGGCAGAACAGAGCAGATACGGAATGTTCTTGATGTTGTCCGTTGATGGCTCTGTAGCATCCTGTACCAAGAACAACGCTTTCTTCTGTCTGTAATCGTCATACCACAAGATAAGCGCACCCTCCAAGTAAGCATACAGACTATCCCATGCTTTCTCGGCAGCTTTTATCTGCTCAGTAACGGAAAGCTCGGTTGTTCCGTCAACATCATACCCGAACACGCAAACTGACAACGTAGCGTTGGTGCTCTCATGCCTAGCATTCGGGTCAACGAACACTCTCAACGCGTCATTCTCAGGATAGCTCTCGGTATATACACCCTTCTGCTTTCCCTTGGAGTTCAATCCATCCAATGACTTGTAGCGGACAGAACCGCCGCCAAAATCATCCTCCAGACTCTTACGCAATCCGTCTGCCTTCCAAGCTCCCTGCTCGGACTTCAAGTAACGCTGTATGTAGAATTTCTTTTCTGCCATATTCCAAAGTCGGTAATTCGTAAATCAAACATTTATGCTGCAAATATACGCCAAAAAATCAAGCCAAAAACGAACTTTACATAGTTTAACAAATTGCAAATTTGTACCATTTTCCCCATATCCCCAATTAAATATATGTTATCCGCATAAATCAGATTTTTCATATTGAAAATTTAACATTTGAACTCTTTCCCATATAATAATAACACGTAAATAAGTAATTGTACCCTCGCGCGCAGCCGTAATGGGGGATGTCAACCCCCTGTATATAGTAAACTATATACTCATCCCCCAAGAAGAAGGTTTCGCATCAACCCCATATCAATATCACACAAAACTGCAATCCGTATATAGCAAAAACGAACCTTAAATCATGGAGTAACCTTACTTTTCCGCAAAAACGAAAATAAACGCAAATAACTCGAATATTATATTCTAAGACGTTCAAAATACGATGGCGATAAACTTACCGCAAAGCTACATAAAACGCTCCATAACGCACGAAAATATGCGAAAATGAATATCTCGAAAACTTATGTAAAATCAAAAGTAGATATGATATTCTGGAAAATGCTCAAAATTCGGTAGAAAAGCGGAATTTGAAAAATCAGAGTATTTTACAAAAAAATAAAAAATAAAAAATTTCGGACAAGAGCTGACCCACCCTGCGAGTGCCAAAAACGGGTGGGGTGGGGTGTAATTTGCCCTATATACCTATAAATCACTGAAAACCAGCGTTTCATTTGCGACAAAAAGGGACGTTTTCGGGCAAAAACACATCAAAAATCGACTTTTTCGTTTCTGCTTTCGTTTTCTTCTGAATAATCCAAGCAGAAGAAAAAGCGAGAAAACAAAAAGTAAAAAGATAGAACGTTTGCGCAAAGGTGCGGAAAAGCCCGAAATTCCCCAAAAAGTTTTCTGTATAGAATTAATCTAAATAAGAAACGAAAACAGAAAGCGAGTACAAACAGAACGAAAAACCAAACATAAAACTTTATTTAGAAACAATCTAGATAACGAAACGTATCATATAATCGGCTACAAAGATACGCAAACAGCAAAGCAAGTCTTTCTATATATCAAACACGAAAACGGCTGCAAACGGCAAATAATACGCTTTTAGGCGGTTTCCTATATATAAGGTACTCGCATACGTACCTAATAAAGAAAGTGGCTGCAAAGTGATTTTTTCGAGCTGCAAAGGTGCAAAGATAGGAAAAACCTATATAATCACACAACAACCCCGATTTAACCCCTTATTTTGCTATTTCTAAGATAGCAATTAGGTGTTCTTATTTATTGCCAACAAGAAAAAGCGAGAAAAAACACAAAAAATCTCATATTTTTTGCCTAAAAATTTTGCAGATACAGAAAAAAGCCGTACCTTTGCATCGCAATCAAGAAACAATGAGATTACTTCTAAGCAGAGAAATCCTGTTATATCAAAATTGTGCGTTCTTTATTTACTTACATGTTAGCGTGATAATGAAACGCTTACTATTTGCAGCCGTGATTCTGTTTATCAGATAGCGCAAACGTAAGATAGGCATTATCTTAATATCGTTATCATAAATCTAACAGATGTTAGTGTAATGATACAATATAGTAGTATTAAGCGGTTTTTATGTTAGCCAACAATAAAGTAACATAAGGTAGTAACTTATAAATGAAAGAAGGAAAACGGATAGGCTATTATACGGGAAGGTAGCTACATTCGTACTTATTTATAAAGCACTGAAACATTCTAAGGTGAGTAGTGAAAAGTTAGAGTAACGAAATGAACTGAATGATAAATGAAAGTCAATAATACATAAATAGTACGGTTATTGTAGGCGAAAACCTCAGCCGTTGGCAATTAGGCGGTTTAATTGATAGCCACAAATTAGTAACTAAAAAATAAAGCAATATGATGTACAATGAATTTATTGAGCGTGTAGGAATGGAAGTATCATCTTCTGAGTTTGAGATTATCAATAATATGTATATGCTTGCAGATGTTGATAAAGATACATTTTGCAAGTTGTGGGCAAAAATGAACTTTGCGAGAATCAAGAATGCAATGGAACAAAAAGCAAAGGAGGAAAAGGAGGCAAAGGCTATCGAATATATCACAAAGGTATATAATAAGCTATCAACAAAGTAAAACAAAGATTTTATGGTTAACTTTAATATGTTAGCTATCCACGTTATCGGCTCTGCATCTTATAAGAAATTAGTAGATGCTATGCACGTATGCGGCATTATTGAGATTGATGAGTATTGTCCACTTGGTCATTACGTATCAACTCTGGACAACTCTATAAATGAGTATTGGGATAAGGTAGCCGAAAAGCATATTTAAACAAAAAACCCACTACCTTAAAAAAGTAGTGGGCGAATCAAGTTAAAAGAAAAACTAATAACTTGGATTACTTCTAAGCGGTTGCAAAGTTATTAGTTTTTCCCGAATTAGCAAAATTAATTAGTAACTTTTAAATATTTTAGGTATGAAGACTTATAAAACAAATTATTCAGTAGCTGTAAATTGGTGTAATAATGCGCTTATCCTCTGCAACAATATTACAGAGATAGACCCATCTGTTTATGATAATATGCGCTTTGAACTGTTCGATGAAGAAGACGGCACACAAAGAGATATTTACCAGTGGTTTATTACAGATTGCACCGATGACGATGTAGAGTACCTGGAGCAAACATTTGGCTTGCTTTTCACTTATTCGGACTTATTGGATAAATATATTCTTTGTGTAGACCATTTCGGCACAAGTTGGGACTATGTGGAATGGGAAACTACAAACGAATTGGCAAAAAGAGAATTAGGAGAAAAGAAGTAACTTAAACTAATTGGAGGGCTATATTATGACAAATAAAGAAATTGAAAGCTATAGAAATAGCTATAAAGTGGTGAATGGTATTGGCTTTTGTCGTGTGAATAATGATATAAACGGGAATCCCCGATATGTAGTGCATTTTCTCGCTTTTACTACTGACGAAGAAATGAGAAACGACAATTTAAGCCAAAGTCAATTGTATGCAATTGCCAAAAAGCGTGCAAATGATTTGGGCTTTTCTGTTTATCGTGCCAATTGGTACGGAGGCGGTTTTGTTGGGCAATCTTATTCTTTGATTGATACAGCAAACAAAATTAATGAGATAGTAAACAAGTAACTAACAATAACCTTTGTACTCGCTTATGTGGGTGCAAAGGTACAAATAATATAAGATATGAAAAAGATAAGAATAAACATTTTGATAGACTTCTATACTAGCAAATTGAGCGATATTGCAAATCGTGTATCAGTCTTGGCAGCCACGGCACAACAAGAAGACGAAAAGCCAAATTTTCACAAAATAGCAAAGGAGGCTAAAGCCCTGTTTGCCGATTACATTGTATTTAAGGCAAAAGCACGTAAATTTATAGATTTACTTGGTATGCCTTACGGTCAAATGTGGGCAAACGAATATGAATTGCGTGCTGCAAAGTATTTCGATTTTCTTTTAAACTAATTGGATATGGATATAACAATACCTTTCGTTTTCGCCCTTATATCTTACGTATTAGGCATTATTGTAGGGCGCAATTGGAACAAATACGTAAAAGAGTAAATAACCTTTTAAAACGCAAATAAAATGAGAAAGATAGAACAAAGAATGGTTAACGCTATAAATAATAAAGTTAACTATAGAGAAAGTAATACGGAAGTAATTATTAAGGGTGCAAATGTATTTGTACGCTTGTATGATACATATATATATGCAAAAGTACGTGGCAAAGTGTATTTTTCCGATGGTGGTTTTAATACGGCTACAACTAGCAGCCGTTTGCGTGCGCTTGGTGCAGACTACAGCACAAATAACAAATTGTGTGGCTGCAAACTTACTAGCCAAAAGGAAATGCTTAATTTGCGATATTACGGCAAAAAGACAATATCATAAAACATATTGGATAGGTGCAAAGATAGCCGGTATCTCTAGACTGTTCGATTCAGTTTGCACCACAAAATAAGTAACATTAAATAATTAGCAATATGAAAGAATTAAAGAAATTAGCTATAATACTTCGTGCTTTGGGTATTACTGCAAATGTAGAAAGCGAGCCGATTTATTTTGGCAGCGAGTTAATTAGCGACAATACATTCTACATTTGTCGCAAAGGTGGTGTGCGCTTTGATGTTTGGCTAGAAAATGATTATTTTGAGCTGCATTTTTACCATAAAGATACACTTATATTTGATGGCTTGTATTTAAAAAATCTCATTCAGGTAGTAAATGAAATAACTGGTACTATCTCTAAGTTTGAGGGTTAAATAATAGTGTGTGCGCCCTTATCTTTTCCCTTTGGTACACTTTATCAAGTGGGAAAAGATAAGGCTATATAGAGTAAATAAACGGCTTAATTTAGAAAGATATGAATAAGATAGCTTTGAAGAAATTTGTTATTATAAGATATTTGGATAGTTGCCACAAATACCCTTATGGATATGGAATGTATACAGAAAGTGTTGGAGATTTCCGCTTAACATCTTTAATATGTGATATTCTAGATTATCATCATTCGCACAAAGATAGCATTTTTAGGGATGAGGCAAAACGGATATTAAAGTATATAGATACAAAAGATAAAAAGTATTTGGATGGTGCTTTTACATCATATTACAAAAACAAGTTAATTGAATATATTGCTTAAAAGTTACTATAGCCGTGAGTAGTTTAGCTACCTCCAAAAGCGAGATTTGGCACGGCACAAATAAAGATAGGAGAAAAGAAAATGAAAAAGCATCGTTTATTTATCAGTTCAAAAAAGGACTTGAAAGCATTAAACAAGAAAATAGCAATTGATAGTCTGTTTTCAGTTGGAGAAACAATAACTAATAGCCCTTTGGTTATTGGAGAAAATGTAACTAATGATAAGCGTATATTGGATAGTTTTAATGAGTTTATGAACTCAGGCAAAGTATCTGGAATATTGATTATTGAAGAAATTTAGATTTTAAATAAAGTGGATATGATAGAAAATGCAAATGTAGAAAATATTAAGAGTTGGCTAGAGGCTGAATATAATAGCCTTCACTTGGAACATATAAGCGAGCAAAAAGAAAGTGAGTTAAAAGATAGATTTATTCGCTTTTATTGCAAGTTTGATAAACGTCTGAAACGTATCAAGCGTGAAAAGATAAGCGTATCACCGATTGAAAATGGTGGTGTGCGATTGTCTTTGGTAGCTTGGGGAAAATATTATGGGCAATTTTACGAAGTGTAACTTTTAACAATTGGATTATGACTACAGAAGAAATTAGAATGCTTACCAAAAATGAATTGGTAGCCGAATATGAACGTACCATTAAATGGTACAAAGAGCACAATATTAATCGTAATTTTAGCAAATACGCTGAAATGTTTTGGATATTGTTTGATGATGGAGCAAATTCCTATATGTGGGCAATTGATACCATTTGCAGTTGGTTTCCTGATTGCAACAAAGAAGAATTGGAAAAGGAATTGGATATGTATATTTAATAGTAACTAATATGAGTGACAAAGAAATGAATTTGGTTATCTTAAACAAGTTGTATGAGATAGCCTTTGCAGTATGGGAGAAAATGGCAAAGGTAGCCGATTACGGCTCATATACTGCAAGCGAGATTGCTAATATGTTAAATAAGGAGTTCAATTTTAGCAATGAGCAAAATGAAGACGAAAAAATAACTGTTAGTGTTGGTACATATACTTGCAGTTTTCCTTTGAAGAATATCTTCTATTTTGTTTCAGTCTTTGAAAAGCTAGCGAGTGTTGGCAGAAATGCAAAACAATTTGTATTTGAAGAATCGGGCGAATTATTGGGAAAGGCTACCTTTGAAGTAAGCAAAGGAATGAGCGAGCTTTGCAAATTTATTACCGATGATGAGTTGCGCCCTGTTATGAACTATATCATATTGGATGCAGCTAACAATTGTTTGGTTGCAAGCGATGGGCACAAATTACTTTCTTTTCCTACAAAGGTATTGGAACATTCGGGAGATTTATCAAACTTCTATATCAGCCCAAAGAAATTTGCTTTGATGTGCAAGAAAATGAAGAAAGGAGAAATCTATAATGTTACAGCCACAAAGGAAAGTGTAAATGGTAAGGAATGCAACAAATTAGAGTTTGAGGGTATTACTTCTAATATCGGCTACATTGGCAGATACCCAAATTGGAAGAGTGTTTTTCCAAAGGTATCAAATGAACTCGCTTTGCACTTTGATAAAAACGCTTGGAATGAGATAAAGAAATTCTGTAAGGTTGCAAAGAAAGATGGTGCAAATACTATTAGTTTGCACGGCTTATCTGGAGAAAGTAAGATTACCTTATCTTATGATGATTGCAAGCGTGAATTGGCTATCGAAAACAAATTGCAGCATACCATTGATGATGTATCATTTATGATTAAGTCTATTGTTGCTTTCGATAGTGTTGATACCTTATATCTCGGTATGTCTTCTTCTCATGCAGCAGTTGCAACAAATAGTCTTGGTAACATCTATTTGCTTATGCCAGCCGTATATGAGGATAGAGGCTATTCAGTAGATACTAGATACGTACCATTTGATATAGACGTATTGGAAGAGCGTGCAAATGAGCGCACAAATGAGCCTTCAGAAGACGTTATCCCTGCAAAGGTGGATAATGTTACAACTGAGGAAAAAGAGTGCGCTACAGAGGATAAAACAGAGCAAACGAATAAACCTGCAAAGGTAGTATCATTGGATAAGCCTAGCAATAAGTTTAGCTTTGATGCTATCGGTGTAAATGTAGGCGATAAATTAACCTTCATTGATGGCACAGAGGTTATTGCAGCAGGAAACAATAAGATTATATTCTGTGGAGAACTGTTTACATTGTCGGGATTCTGCAAAGAGTTTATGCCCGATGAAAAGCGAACAAAGAGTAATTCCTATCGTGGATGCGCTTTCTTCTTTAAGGATGGTGTAAAATTGGAAAAGCTATTTAAGGAGCAGCAAAAGAAATCATTGGTATCAAGCAAGGAAGAGATTACAGTATCTGATGATACATTGGATAGCGTGCCAAACGAGCATCAAGCGAGCGAGAAATGCACCGAGCGGACAATTACACCATTGGCAAATGAAAACGTCTCAGAGCGCAAAGAAATAGTATCAACCGCAAAGGTTGTGGCTATCTCTATCGGTGTTCCTTCATGCTTGGATATTCCACCAAACAATATGTGGTTGGATATTGCAGCAAACAAGCCGTTAAATGCGGCTGTAGGCGATTGTTTATGTGGTGTTGGTAAAGTAGTACACACACTACCTTTGCCACCTCCACGGAGCAAAGGAATGAGTGAATTAATAACATATACAAACTTTTATAATACATCATAAAATGAACGTAAATCAATTAAGAAAGGCTATCAAGGTAGCCAAAGCAGAAAGTAAGGTAATTTACATCGCTATCCATAATAGCCGTTTTCATATAGACTTCAATAATTGCAAGTATAGAGTAGACGGAACGAATGAGCTACTTATAATTAACGACTCATTTCTTAAAGACACTATCGTCTTGGATATTCATCAAATAATGTTTATCGAAACAAATTTCAAACATTAATCAATATGAAACAGACATCATTACCAGAGGTTATTTACTTAGATGTTGATAGCCTTATTACAGAGAATAATAATGCTGCATTGGTAGCGAGTATTGAAGAACCGATTAATATTATCGGTGTAATTTAATAACAGAAAGGGTAAAGATATGAACGAATTGGAAATGTTGATGATAGCAGAATCAAAGAAGAATGCTATTGATGAAGACGTTATCAAGCGAGCACAGAAAGAAGAGTATGAAAAGGCTAGAAAGTGGAAGAAAGATACACTTGAAAAGCTGAATTTCTTGAAGAGTTATGGATGCGAGTTTGAGAGTGACCGATTTCGTAGTAGCTTTCTTATTCACCCAAAGAAACGTGGAACGATTGAAGTTGCTTTAGTTTGGCACTATGAGGATTTTGCAGGTAAGCACAATAGCATTGCTAGATACCATACAGAAGAAAACCTCATAATCAATTGGAATTACGGAATATGCGGTGGCGAATGCTATTCTAGAAAATTATCGCTAGATGATTTCGTGAAAGCTTTGGTAAGACGTGGAATTATTAAAGTAGATGGTTAAGCAATGAAAGTATATGTAGTTATCAATTCACACCAGCATGGACTGGGTGAGGCAGTTGAGGTTGATGCAGAAGTATTCTCAAACAGAGACAAGGCTAGAAAAGCGATGGAAGATAAAGGTCTGAACACATTGGAAAGCTATAAACAAGCATTGGATTGTGACGATTTTCAAATCAGCGTTTCAGATTTCTTCTATCATATCTCAGACAACGAAGGTGAGACGTGGGATAATTTCGATATTGTAGAACAAGAATTAAAGTAATAAGACTATGGAGATTAAGAATGCAGCTTATTGCCCTATCAACGAGAAAGACCTTTGCCTTGATGAGTTGGTAAGAGATTTGTTCAATGATGGACAATATTCTTGGAACAAAGACAATACAGAAATGGTTGGATTTGTCGGAAACGAGCCAATATTGGTACGACAGGAAAACGATAACAAATTGCTGGTTAGATTCCTTGGCGATGCTTGGTGTCCTGATGTTGTTGAGGAATGGGTAAAGAGAATTGAACATGATAAGAACAATGATGTAGATTACGTGATTGATACTTATATGTTTGGGGTGATTGAGAATGACCGAGAGCGTAAAAGTAGCGATTTTCATGTATCATTCTATTATCGTGGATAATAAATAACAGAAAGTAACGTTTTAAGTAATAAGAGATAGGATAGGAGATAGGAGAAATGAAGACAATAGAAATCAAGAATGAAGGTGGCGCATCTGTAAAATACGACATCGTGAACATCGGATGTAAGGATTGCCCTTACTGCATGATGGCAGAAGGTCACTACCTTTGCCGTTCGGACAAAAGCTGCAACGCAAAGGCAAACATGACCGATGATGATGAGCCAAAGCAGAAAGTAATAATATACAGTCGTGTCTCTACTGAAAAGCAGACATTGGAGCAGCAAGAAAGAACAATCAACGAATGGTTGAATTGTCACAATCTGAAAGCTACTCACGAAGTGAAGGAGGAAGGAGTATCTGGTAAGGTATCTTATAAGGATAGAAACCTTGGTAAGGTAGTGTTGCCGATGCTTGATAAGGGTGATATACTTATTGTGTCAGAGGTCAGCCGTATCGGTCGTTCAATGAGTGACATCAACAAGTTTGTGAATGATGAGCTGAAACCACGTGGTGTGAGGTTGGTTATCGTCCAGATGGGTATTGACCTTGATTGCAGCCATCTGAAAGCGATTGACGAGATGTTATTGTTCGCTTTTTCGTTCTCGGCACAGATGGAGCGTGAACTTATTCAGGAGCGAACACAGAGCGCATTGGAAGTACGCAAGCAGAAGTTGGCACAAGACGGAGAATTTATCTCAAAGTCTGGTAAGGTCGTTAAGAAGTTGGGCAGACCTAGAAAATGTGACTTATCAAATGCACAGAAGGCTGCATCGGAAAAGCGCAAGAAAGAGGCTGCTGAGAAACCTTGCAACAAGGCTATATGGAATGTGGTTAAGAAGTGTACCAAGGACTTCACTGAATTAACCACACATAACTTTGCGGATGCAGCTATGATGTTGCAGCAGATGGGTGTTTATTCGTCCACTGGTAAGGTATTAACAAAAGAACTGGTAAGAAGTGCGTATTACAATCTACGCTCAGTCTATGGCAGTCAGGTTTATTTCAGACGTGGTTCTGCAAACTATCGTGTAATGCGAGAAAAGGGTATGACTGATGAGGAGATTCAGCAGTATTACAAGGAACTGAATAACAACAACAATAATACAGAGGAGGAATAAGTTATGGCATTCTTAATAGCAATTTGGCTAATCGGCACATTGTTCGATTGCGCCATGGGCAGAAATAAAGATTAAAATTTCTGCCCTACACACAATATAATGACGCATATTGCGTTATCTTTTGAAATAATATAAATATATCAAACAAAACATTTTCATTATGACAGCATTAGATTTTAATGATAGAGGTCAGGCAAACGTTTCTTTCAGCGAGTTCAATAACTATATGAACGAGCGTAAGGAACATGGTGATTACACCGAAGAGAAAGACGGAATCACTTACTACTATAATGGTGGTGGTTGTTTGCTCGCTAAGTACGACAACAACGAAGGTTACGGAATTACTTATTAACAGATTCAGCCCTCGACATCACGGTGAAGTCATAATAATATGAGAAAATCTATTGATACATACGTACAGAGCATTGCGGATGACAACGCTATGTATATCAAGGAGGGTGGATATAAGTCTATCGCAGACTACATCATTACAATATCCGAGAATGCAGATTGCGGTTGGATTGATATGTTCGACGATTCCGAGTTGCAAGAGCCATCTTGCGAGCCAACCGATGCGCAGATTGAGGAGTTGAAGGATTACCTCAATGAGAATTATAATTATCTTCCAGAGTAACTTCTAGTTTTATATAATAAATATAATTATGAAAAAGATTTCGATGTTTATGGCAATTATGACTGCCGTGGTGTTTGCTGCTAGTTGCAGCAGTAAGCCAAAAGAGAAACCAAAGCCAAAAGATATTCCTTTTGTTGCACAGACTAAAGAAAACCTTAAAAAATGGATAGACAATAATGCTATTAATCCAGAAGACTTCAAGGTAAGCAATTATCAAGTCGTTTGGAAAACGGATAGTCTTTGCGTCATTAATTTCCGTGCTATCGGAGAAAACGGATTTGGCGGTCATGTAAGAAACGAGTTTCAATACTTCAATATAAAGGTTGATGGCATCCTGTATGAATGGTGTGACAATGATAGATACCAAAATGGTGTACTAGATTGCGTTAAGGATGGATTTAAATTCGACTTTATGATTAGCCAAAAAGATAAAACTCTTCTGAGGCTCATTAAAGATAAGAGCAAAGCTGGTGTAATATTTGCAAATGCCTACGTGGATGCTTGTACCGATTATAGTTTTGGAACAGATGCTATTAAAAGTGGCAACATATTGAATATGGGTAATATTCAAGTTGCTGATACTATAAGATAACAATTTCCCCACTTGCTTATTTGTAGGTGGGGATTTATTGTACATACAAGGCGTTTAAACTATCGAACCGATAAATCTTACCAACAGACTATTTTAACCGCTTACAGAAGAAATTTTCACCATCTCTTTGAGTTCTCAGATATTTTGCTTATCTTTGCAAAGCAATTATTGGAATTCATATTTCTATTTCAGCCCTGCCGTTGATGCTCAATGGTGGGGCTTTCCTATTGCATTTCTTTTATACCTATCATATCGCCCTGCATCATCATTTTTTGGTGGTGTGGGGCATTTTTGTGTTAATTAAACCTTAGAAAGGTTAAAGTCACAAATACCCGAAAAGCCTATTAAATATATATTATCCATATTTATCCATAATAAAGCAAGTTAATGAAAAATCAGCTAATTTGGTGGTTTGCAAGGAATTGCGTACTTTTGCAGTGCTTGTTAGTAGTTGCGCACTAAACAGCGGACATTTAAGTATATTTGAGTGATTATTCACTTCCCTATACGAAACCCTATCCAGAGTTCGGAGCGCAACACGAACAAAGGATAGGGTTTTCACTTTCCCTATTCTTTTTCGAGAGTAAGCAAGTAGTCTTGGTGGCTTGTCGGCTAAATACACTCGGCTACACAGACTTAAAACCCACGTCACAAGAGGTGCATGGTGACACCGCAGGAACTGAAGGCAGAAGGCGGGCAGGGCGGGGCGTACCCCGAAAGCTGCTTAGGTTAAGTGCTGTACGATTTGGCAACTGACCCGACCGAAGGGGCTCATTATACTGGGTTCATGTAACTTCGAGTGGAATATTCCTTCCAAGCTCTCATCGTTTCAATGAATGATGGGGGTAAGGGGGAGAACCACTCTCTCAGAGGTCTATTGCCTGTTTCATATAACCTTTTTATAAGGAACAATATTAATTATAAATCAGTTAATATTATAAAAGTTAATTAATCATTGGTAAATAAAACAGAATAATATGTTTGGAGAAGAAATTATCACTCGTAAGTGTGTGATTACGCTTATGGGGGGGCACAAAGTAGTAGGCACGTTATCAATGCCGAAACCGAAAAAAGCTATGTTTCCTGAAGAAATGGAACGTAACTTTATCAAGAGTTTTAATGAGTCGCAGCCTAATGCAGTAAACAAGGCTGTTAGTGTTCACATTTTAAGAAATTGATATATGGAAGAGATAAAAGGTATTCTTATTACTACATTAAAAACATTTAACGACACTCGCAACGAATATGAGGGTGTATGTATCAAGAAAGAACTTGGAGTAGTTGTTGCTATAGATAACGAAAACGAGTTCAAAGGTGTATTCACAAAGTATGGCGAAGTGGATATTTTCAAGCAGTTGCTTTCACAAGAAGTAAGCCGCCATTATACGAAATACAAAGCGTTCCCTGCTGAACCTTTGATTCCATACAAGGATTGTGGAGATATTATCTTTGACATTACAGAGGTTACTTACGGAAAGATGTATGACGGTTATGTTTATGTTGCTCACTACAACTTTGCAAGTACCGCATCTTAATTAATAATATTGAATATGATGACAGCAGGGGATAAAATTAATATTATGGCTCAGATTGCAACATTGAAGGAGATTGCCATTGACTATAAGGGAAAGACAATCGACAACATTATACAGCAGTTAGAGCTGAGATTAGCAGATTCAAATCTGAAATAATAAAAGAGTTGGTAATATGGCTAGAATCACACGAAATAAAGCTGCCGAGATACTTGGTTTATCTAGACAGACTATTAGTAACTACATCGAGCAAGGTCTCATTGGCAGTTGTGTAGGCGAACATGGTATCTTGTATGTAAACAGCGAGGACGTTGAGAAATACGCCCAGAAGTACAAGATGCTTGCAGTCAACGAAAAGATGATAGATGATAAGCTCAAAGAAGTTGAAGCGCACAAGCGTGCAATAAACGTTGAACTTACCGAGTTGAGAAACAGAGCAACCGCAAACGGCAGACTGGCTGCCAACGCTGTTGGTATGCTTTTTGGCGTAATAAATGCTATGTCGTATCTTGACATCACTCCAAAACTCAGCTATCGTGAATCTAAGTTGCTAAAGGACATCATTAACGGAATGACGTATGATGAGTTATCAATCAAGTATGGCGTATCAGCAACTAGAATCAGACAGATTGTAGAGAAGACGTGCAATAAGCTGACGTACAACGAGGATGCCGCCATTGCCGAGATTGCTACAAATCAAGATTTGAGAATCGTGATTGATGGTTTAAAGAAGAAACTAAAAGCAACACAAGCTAGTTATGATGAATACAGACGTGCAAAAGGCGATACTCCTATCGGTGGGACAATACTTCCACCATTAATACTTGGTAAAGATGTAAACGACTGTGGCTTTCCTGTTCGCATTCTGAATATGTTCAGATGGTGCGACGTATATACCGTAGGCGATTTACTCCGCAAATTCCATGGTAAGTCTGATTTGGATAAGATTAGAAACATCGGGAAAAAGAGCATTTGGATTATCCTTGACTTTATCGAAGAGAACAATCTTAGCTTTAAGCAGAATGGAGAGAGTGATGAGGATTTCTATATTCGTCTCAACAATAATTTATCAAACAAAAAACATGAAGAAAATGATTAAGAAAGTATTAGGGTTTGTTACTATAGGTAACGTCAGTTTATTACTGGTAGTTGTAATTGGTGTATTTTATATATTTATCAATCGTTTTGAGCCAGCTATCTTATGTATGTTTTTGGCGGTTGCAATTTTCTTTGTTAACTTTTTGTTTAGAGAGTGTGATGAAGCACTCGACCTTGCAGATAAGTGCAACGACAATGAGAGGGATGCTGTGCAAGAAACGATATGGCTTTACGATGAGCTGCAACTTGAAATGCAGCGACACCGACTGACCGCATTACAAGGTATGAAGTACAAGAATAAGGCTGAGTTTATGCAGCGCAAAAAGAGCCTTACACAATACCTAAAGTATTCTGATGCGATTGATAACCTCTACGAGCAAGAAGTTGAACGCTTGCATAAAATGGAGAAAGAAATTGAAAAGAAAAATAATGATGGAAAAGACAAAGGAAATGACTCTGAAACAGAGACTGCAAAATCTGAGTGAAGAACAAACACCATTCTTTCACTCGCTTACACCATTCGCCGCAGGATTTACACAAGGTTTCAATTACGAAAAGAAACGACTTGTTTCTGCATTGGTGAATAACTCGGAAGTCACAAAGGACTTCATCAACGAGCCTATCAGCATACCAATAAGCGATAGTATTCTGTTTATGCACGCATTCATTGACGGCTCTGTTGACTATCGTAAGAAGATAGAAACTATTCTATCCGATAAATAGCAAGAAAGGGAGGTTCGTAGCCTCCCTTTTTATTTGCCTTTTGATTGTAATAATTATAAATCTGTATCTTCTAAATCTTTGTTAAGGTAATCAATAACCTTGCGGTTGGCTTCATCAATCTTCTTTGTATCATACTTGATATAGGTTGATGTTACCGCATTATCCCACATCGCATGACCTAATGCCCTGCCTATAACTTCCATCGGTATATCAATCTCGCTTGCTAGCGTTGCCCACGTATGGCGATTATAGTAGGTGGAAAGATAAGGGAACATCGGTTCTTTACTATATTCTCTGAATTTACCTAACCTTTTAAGTCTGAAATTCAAATTGCTCTCAAAGTGTTTGAGATTGAACTTACTGTTGTCCTTATACTTCAAAAGATATTTCTTGCCTTTGTATCGCTTGATAATCTCCAACGCCTCTGGTTCTACCTTTATATCATACAATCGTCCTGTCTTGTTGCGCTTGTAGCATATTCTGCCACCACGAAGGTCTGTTGGCTTCAAATCGAGAAGGTCTGATATATTGATGCCAATCAAATAGAAACCTAGCATGAACAAATCCCTTGATTCACGTTGAGGGTTAGTGTGGAACTCTGCATCACGCAACTGTCTCATCTGTTCTAGAGAAAGACAACGCTTTCTTGTTTCCTCATGTGGAAGTACGTACTTACGGAATGGGAATAGGGTTGTTATCTCATTATCAATTGCCCAATTGAATGTTGCCTTGATATTTCTCAAATCAATATGAACTCCGTTAGGCATCCGTCCTCTTTCATATTCATGCTTCACAAACTTATCGAGCCAGTCTCTAGTGATGGTATCAAATGTACACTTAGCATCAAAATTTCTAATTCTGATGATAGTCACATCATATACTCTCTTCGTGCCAGCTTTCAAATTCTTGGAATCCGCACACATCTGCATATAGTCGAGGAAATTCTTCTCAGCGACCTTGCCACCCTTTATAATCTCTTTCAGATGGCTTTTTAGCATCGGAACGTCCTCACCCTTGTGCAGCAGTATATAGTCTTCCACGTTTGAATATAGCTCTGCCAGTCGCTTAGTCTTTGCCTTTGCAGACTTGTCTGAACGAGGAAATACCATACCATCAAACTTCTCTGTCGATTGCAATCCTGTGTATATATAGAATCTCTTACACTTATGAGTGATGGAGAAATACACCTTATATGTCTTGTCTTCAACGTAAACCTTCATAATTCTATCTCCTATTAGCTTGCATATTACTTGCAAAGTCTATCAGTTTTTATCATATTTACGGGGTTTTTCGGGCGTTTTTTACTTTATATTTTACTCGTTAAATCTCGTAAAGTATTGATACTCAGTGTGAATGCTTATCGCGTTAAGTGAAGCTCAATCGGTTCGCCGTTCTTTGGCTCATAGCCTCCCTGCACGCAGATAGAGGCGGTACGTAAATTCTTTTTCATTTGTCGGTTATGTTTTCTTTTAAACTTCATGTTTTTGCGATATGA